TCAGGCGTAGGCGATGGCGCCCTTGCCCACCCCTTCATAGGCGACAATCTTGATGAACTTATCGCCCACGCTCTTCTTCACTTCGCGGGCAATGTAGTGAGCCAGCAGCTCGATGGTGGTGTCGGTGTCGATCATCTCCACCTCCGCCGCCGGCATGGCCAGCTGGAACAGCCCTTGCGGCGCCACATACTTGAAGCCGACATAGAGTTCGCCAGCCTCTTGCAGGATGGCCTTGGCCTGCTCGCTCAACGCGAGCTCGCCGAGGGCCACCCGATCCTCGTCGGTCCCCAGATAGATGTCGGCCCAGCGCTCGGCCCAGTTGAGCTCAAGCTCCTGGTCGCGCTCGCCGTCCACGTGGATCTCGATGGGAGAGCGGTGGCCGTGGGCGATGCGCTGGCAGTTGCCGTCGTGCTTCTTGAGGCCGTGGCTGTAGTGGTAGAAGGCGCCGTCGATGGCCTCCTGGCGCAGGGTCAGCGACAGATCCTTGATGTTGCCCGGCAGCCGCTTGGCCAGCACCGCCAGCAGATAGCGGGTGACGGACTCCTTGTCCACCTGAGGGGCCGGAATGAAGGCAAAGCCCTGGCTCGGGCAGCGCAGGTGAATGGAGCGGCCCGGCCGCAGCAGATCGACGGAGCTCTCGTTACCATCCAGCTGGGCCACCTGCACCAAGGGGCACTCGGTCGGCACCAGCAGCTTGTGATCCACCTCGTCGTCGATGATCGACTTGATCAGTTTCTTGACCCGGCCGAAGTCCAGCAACATGCTCATCTCGTTGAGCTCGCCGCTCATTTCGATGTCCACCAGCCAGCTCTCCCCCACCATACCGCGGCGTTCGCACAGGTAGCTGGAGTCGATCACGGTCAAATCTTTTACAAATAACTTCATCAGTCAGGCCTTGCTACAGAGAAAGGGCGGTTTGCGCTATTATGACCCGCGATTATCGGCAAAGGAATGATTGATTGCTACCTGGATCCTCGCTAAAGCCGCTTGGCAAAAGGCTTTCAGCTTGATTTTCAACGATCTTCCCACCCATAAGAACACCGCATTCCACCGCATTTTACCTATCACTTTGCCCCAAAATTGCCCCAAAAAATCCCCAGCTTTTCCCTGCCGAACGCGCATAGAAAAGCCCGCTCAATGGCGGGCCAATCTGAACCGGCTGCAACCTCATGAAGCAGCGCTCAGCTCATCGCGAAGTCTTTCAAGAATGCGCGCGATCTTCTCTTCCTCCACCCTTGTCATGTCCAATGCCTCAAGAAAACTCTCAAGCTCAGTTAGTGAATCCATCCGTTCAGGCCCCCCGCTTATCCGCCCTCAGTCTCTCGACTGTGATGTACTGTATACACATACAGTGCATCAACGAATTTACCACTTTTTGCGGGACCGTGGGAGTCCTTTCTTTGCCCCTCCTTCTACCCATCATCCTGGTGTCAAAACAACCCCGTGCTCTATTGCTCGCCATACAACCACTAGACTCCGTCGTTACTGGTAATTTGGCGGTGACTACTGTGCGTTCTACTTCTTATTTTTAACCTACAATTTACATGACCCTTATGTGCCAATACTGAGCAGTTACACTATGGGCGGCCCATATTTGGGACAACAATAAAAACTTGATCTAGAGCACGGTTGGCCACCACAGATAAGGAAGATCCATGAAGCGGTATCTGACCAGCGCTAGCCTCGAGTACGTCCATCGCACAAAGAAGAAGGTTCGCAAGCTGATGGCTGAACGGAAGCTCAGCCAGACCAAGATCAGCAAGCTGACCACCATACCCCGATCCAGCATCAGCAGATGGCTTTCGCCACACCACGACGACTTCATGGGGCTGGCCGAGGCCGTAATGGTCTCGACGGCGATGGGGATCTCTGTCCAGGCAATCCTGGCCGACCCGGATTGGAGTGTGTCAGACGATGAGCGCATGGGGCTGATCAACCGCGCAGCACGGCTGCCGAAGCCACATCTGGCGTCGATGCTGAATTGCTATGCTGAAATTCTTGGTGTGAGAGTTGGATAGCTTCGCTGCGAATTGCTGCAAGCAGAGAGTCGGCTCGTTGGCGCTCCACCTGTGACAGGTCGAGATGAATGAGCATATCTTCAAGGGAGGAAATGTTGGCAAGAATGGTCATCGTGAAAGCTCCATAACACAAGTCACCGCCGCGTGTGGATAGTCCACTTGCAGGCAGTTGTTTAAAGGTTATGGTTCACGGTTGGCGCACAAGTCGCGCCGAAATTAAGTAAATTAGGCACTGCTTACCATAACCAGAAAAGGCAATCTCCAGGTTATGGTTTTAAAAACCCACTCATCCGAGCGGCATCATTTGATGCCTGCGCAAAATACGACAACCACTGGCAAAGTGTCAACAAAAATGGGGCCGAAGCCCCACCAATATTACTCTGCCTGTTCAGGCATCATCCGCTCTATCCGCGCCGTGATATCAGCCCACTCAACCCTGCTCATATCAATGCCTTCCAGCTTGCTCAGCAAGGCTGTCAGCTCTACCTGCAGTTGGGCGGCGCTCATGCTGCCCCCTTGATCACTTTGTCCTGGGTGAACAGGCCATCCCAGTCCTTCTTCATGGGGAGCTCGCTTTTCAGGTAGAGCTGGTAGATGCGTACCGCGCCCTTCTGCAGCAGTACTGGGGTGAAGACGATGAAAGACTCGAAGCCGTGCCGCTTCTGTTCGTGCTGCTCCTCGGTGAGATATCTGTCACGAGCATAGGACGCAGCTCGCCAGCGCTTACCGGAACGACTTTCGTTATACAGCCAGCCGCGCTCCTCAAAGAAGGTACACACCTGCTGCGAGTTGACGCCGTTGAGCATCTTGCAGAACTGCGGGATCGTCATCCCCTGGCGGAACAAACTTTCCAGCGAGTGGATCTGCTCCTGCTGCTGTTTATTTTCGATGGCCAGAACCTGCCCAAGCTCGTACTGCTCAGCCCAAGCCCGGGCGGCTGCAGCTGGGTTGCTGAAATCAGGAAGGTTAGCGGCAGGTGTAGATACCGCCTCCTCCAGCTCCTGCCAGCGATCCACAATGCGAGCGGTGAACTCTGGGCACAGCTGAGCGACCACGATCAGCGAATCACGCTTGCCTTGCTTGCCGGTGAACACGTAGACAGAAAGTGACTGTTTCAACCCTAACCCATTGATTCTTCCACAATCCTCAATTTGAGGAAGCTGGATTACCCCTCTCTCGATCAGGGTCTCAATGGTGCGCTTCACGTTGTCGTGGCGCTTATCCACCAGATCTGCAATCTCTTGGCTGTTCATGGTGATGGTATCGCCACAATTCAGCGGCCCTGTCAAAACTTTGGTTTGCTGATACTGTTGTTGTATAGTCATACCGTAGTCCTTACTTTGCTGGTTAGGTTTACATCCCTCGGCCTTGGCGGTTGCAGCCGCTTTGGCCGAATTATTTTGGCATCAGGCCATCTTTCGCTCGTCACTCTCACCAACCTTTCTCATCTCGGTGTAAAGGATGGAGATAACCTCCTTGGTCAGGCTTACGCCGTTATCCACAGCTCTGTGCCCTAGCCACCGCTTTAGATCCTCCGGTAGGCGTATCGATGTGGGTGGAATTTTATTGCTCACTCTGCGCTCCTTAAGCAAACGATAGTACCGTACTACCATTGATAGCGTAGTACCGTGCGACTATAGTCGTCAATATGTTTTTTGATGGTGGTTTTTCAGATGGCAAGAAATGACCCGCAGTTCAACGTTCGCATGCCGCAAGAGCTGAAAGAAATGATTGAGGCGTCAGCCAAGGACAATCAGAGATCAATCAACGCAGAGATAGTTCACCACTTGCGCAACGCCATGGAGGCGGCTGGCTATATCAATGACGATCTTATCGGGGCGCACAGGCCCCTGGGTGCTAAGAACATTAATTACACAACTAAAGACCAGGAAGGTTTTACCGCTCCAAGCGGAACAAGTGGTGTGTACAAGAGAAAGAAAAAACACACACTGAAAACTGATATCCCAGACGAGGTGTTGAATAAACTGATAATCCAGTTTGACGAGGCTTGGGCTACGTACAAAGCCTCCAAAGACAAATAAGCAACCCTTACCGGATAGCACCATCCTGTTCTTACTCTTGCGGTGTGGCGCACCTCTCTGTTTTGCTGCTCCAAATGAGGCATGATGAAGCGCTCACAACCACCAACATCCCGCTGAAGTGGAACCTTGGCTTTGTCGAGGAGATGCGTGAGGTGTTGTGTTTAGCCAGAAAGGATATGAAAAACAAGGAATGACGAATGAGACATGTTGTTGCTTTATCTGCCTGTCTATGTATTTCCGGATGTGCAAGCAGTACATATTACAACCCATATATTGACAGCGCTACACAACGAACAACACAATTCAGCATCGATGATGGGTATTGTACAAGCGTATCTGTAGGTGCCGTTCCGATGCCAGAGGTAAGGCATTACGATAGCGGAGCAAGAACATATACATTTAATGCCAATCTATATCAGCCTGGGTCACCAACCTCAAATATTTCTGGCTATGGAACAGCCTCACCATCGCCAGTGGATGCATTTTCTAGCGGCTTTGCTAATGGCGCTGCGATTGGCGGAGCCATGAGGGCTAGCATGGATCGCGACACGGTTTACAACGGATGCATGACAAGCCTTGGGTGGACGACATCAAAAGAAGTTGCCGACGCAATATATTCTGAAAGAAGTAATGCGAGACAATCAGCTATAAGTTCAAGCGCTAATCCACCTCAAAGTGGCGACCCTGTAATTAATGCAATAAACAAAACCGCATATCTGAAAAAGTGGTATTACGACAAATCACCAAAGTTTGATTATGCAGTGGATGTAGATGATAAATTAAAGGCAGATCCTGAGTGGGGCAATAGATCTCTTGAGGAGAGATTTGCCGAGGCCACCAGATTAACCAGAATCCACTTTGGTGAAATTCAGCAGTAACTAAAAAATCTGATCAAGTGCCGCAATAGCAAATCCAACCAGGACAAAGAAAAAGCTGTATGCCATAAAATCATCCAGATCACTCCGGCTGGATTTGCTGAAACACCAGCAGCCGGCAGCAAAAGGGATCAGTGCCAAGGTGAAGCTAAAGCTGAACGCCTTAAGCGCCACCACCATCATTATCAATGCAAACAATAGCCACATGGTCTGGGTCCTCACTGGTCAGGGCCCAGCTTACCCGCTCTTGTCAGGGGTAAGCCAGGGCCGCGATTCCCCCCCCCCTTACTCCCAGTTCGCCTTGTTCTTGTTAACCGCCTGGTACACCAGGTCATTGCGGCGAGCCAGCAGTTCGTCAATGCGCCGGCGCTTCTCCTCTGCGTTCATGGTGCGGTCACGCTGGATCAGCTCAATCTTATTGCGCACCACCCTCACCTGCTGCTGGGTGCGACTCAGGCTGCGGCGCGCCTTCAAGATCCCGCCTTGCTCATCCAGTAGCTCGTTCGCCTTGTCGATCAACCCCTCGCTGCGATACTGGTCAACCGTGCGCTTGAGCTGGTTCACCTCGTTGAGCATCCGGTAGAACTCCTCCATGTGCTGTGTTGACTTGGCCGGACCGGTGCCGCGGTATACGGCTTTCACCAGCGGGATTTCGTCTGCCCGCCAGCTTGCCGACTCGCCTGGTCTGGCTGCCCGGATAAGACCATCGGCGGCGGCCATGACGTAGCTACCCATGGTGCCGGTATAGCCAATCACCAAATGTTCAAGCTGCTTGGGCGAGAAACCAGACAGCTCGCCAAGCTCGCGCATCAGCAAGCTGGTCTGCTCGTTGTAGCGAGCCTCGGCCTTGACAGCCAGATCCTGCGGGCTGTCGATGGGGCCGCCACGGAAGCTGTCATAGTTGAAGGCCGCCTCCACCATCGGCTTGACGATCTGCGGAGTCGGGTTGAGGGCAAAGGTATCGCCGATCGCCCGCGCCACCGCCTTGCCGAACTGAGCGCCGGTGTCCTTGTCGCCCATAGCGCGCACCATACGCTCCGGGATAGTGCCGAACATCACGCCAATCTCGAACGGCTTGGGGATCCGGAAGTGCTGGTCACCAACGAAGAAATGCCAGTTGGCATCCTTGTCCCAATCCGGCAGCTCTTCATATCGCTCATCGTCCCAGTTGGCGGCCAGCAGGCCGAGCGACATGGCGGTGATCATGCCGGCACGCTTGGCAATTTCACGCGGATTGTCACGCAGTTCCCTGGTCAATTTACCCAGGCCCTGCAGGCGGGCGTTGAAAAATGGCAGGATCATGGCTGCGCCTTGAATGGCTCGTGCTGCCCCAAGCATGGAGAAGTCCATCAAGTCCTTTGACTCGAAAGCCGCCTGCGCATGGCTCTTGCCTGCCTTGATTGCCGCATCATAGACCGCCTCACGGTTGGCGTTCTCCAGCGCCTCGCCATAGCGGTTGTACTTCTCCCACACATTTGCGACCACGCCCTTGGCTTGAGCTGCATTGCGGATGATGCTCTTTTCGTAACGGGCAATCTGTTCCGGCGTCATCCCCTTGCGGCGCAGCGACTTGCGTACGGTATCGGCCATGGCCGTCGGGTCGTTCCCGTTGACGTAGCCACCCAGGAAGCTGGCGCCGCTGAACATCACATCAATGGTGCTGCCATCCATCGCCAGGGTCTTCTTTACCCCCTTGATGGAGTCGATCACCGGCTTGAAGCCGTCCTTGCTGATCGCCCAACTGGAGAGCGAGTCGCGCAAGAAGTTGCGCAGCATAAACTCAGGTGAAGCGGTCACCCCTGCCGTCAGCAGCCGCTTGGCTTTGGATGCCATATTGACCATTGAACCGAATGGCTGGCGGTCGAAGAAAGTCATTGCCCGGTAAAGGTCGGGATCCTCCACTCGGATCATGTAGTCCTCCCCCTCCAGCTTGACGGTGATCAGGTCCTTGCCGTTCTTGAGTGCGCGCCAGTCCATCATGTTGGGCTTGGCTACCACCTCGATGAGGCCGGTGTCAGATAGATTCCAGACGGTCTTTTGTGCCGCCATGTTCTTCATCGAGGCGTCGATCAGCTTGCTGGTACTGGTGAAGATGTTCTCGAGCAGGTCGTTGGTATTGGCCTCGCCGCCCTTGAGCTTCTTGATGCCGGCGTTCTGGTTGGCAATCCCCTTCGGTTTGAAGGGGGCGATCACATCGCCATCCTCCGATTCACGGAAGAACGGGATGTACCACTCATTTTCAAATTCGGCCCGCGCCTCTTTGGTGAACAGTCCCGCCTCCTGCGCCAGATCAAGCGTTGCAGCATTGAGCCGATTCCAGCGCGCCTTGGCCTCTATAAATTTGGCCTCCTTACCCTTGCCAAGCCCTTTCAGCGCTGCAATATCCTGCTCGCTCAGCAGGTTCTCACGCCCCTGCTCCATCAGCAGTTCCGCCCGGTGGCCGGCCATCCAGCCCAGCCAGTTGTGCAGATCGGCACCAAGATCGGAGAAAATGCCCAGCAGCGCGTCTTTCTCGCCGGAGCCAGCCTTGCGTTGGATCACCCCATCCTTCCACTCCGGCAGGCCATAGAGCATGGTCGCCTGCATGGTGGAGGCTGCCCCGGTAGCCATCCTCGCCGCCACATAGCCGGAGTCAGCCGCATCGGTGATGCCAGCAGCATCCTCGGCGTACTTGATGGGGGCCAGGGCATCGAGCACTTCGGTGTTGGCCTTCTTGATAAAACGATCCACCCATGACTCGACCACGCCGCGGTCTACCTTGCGCATCTTGTCCAAGTTGATTTTGGTCTTGTCGATGATGTCTGGCTTGGGGCCGAGATTGAGCTTTTCCATGGCCTTATCAGCGGTGGTGGCCGCCTGGCTCATCTTGACGCCGCCTTTCTTGGTTTGTGCCTGAGCATCTTCCTGGCTGAACTTCTTGCCACCGTCAGGTCCATTATCATCTGGGCCGCTGCGCTGCAGCTTCTTGCCAAGCCCCTCAATCAGGGAGCGCGTCTCTGCCGCCGTGATGCCATCAGGCATAAAGCCGACCGCTCGCAGCGCCCGGGTGACCCAGGCCACAACCCGATCCCAGCCACGGCCCAAGGCCCCCTGTTCCAGTTCGGCGAGGTGGGCCACCACCTCTTCGGCCTTGGTGCCGATATCCTCGTCGGCATAGTGGGTGTTTACCCATTCCCATACCGGCTTCATGCTGGGGTCCTTCTGCGACTGAATGAGCCGGCTCATGAGCTTGGTGTACTCACCATCGCCAAGAACGTTGGCGAGACCATAGTGGGCCAGCACCTCATGGCGCAGGATCTCGCGCATCCGCTTGGGGTCTGAGATGGTGTCAGCCGCCACGTGCAGGGTGGCTGCGTCGTCGTCGAATGCCGCGCGCCGGATCAGTCCCTCCTTGGCATCTAACCCAAGCACGACCTCAAGCTCACCCTGGGTGGCATGGATCTGCACCTTGATACCGCTTGCCCCCCGGTACTGCTTGAACCAGCCGCTGGATACAAGCTCAGCCTCTTTGCGGGTCAGGTGCTTGGCTGGCTTGTTGCCCTGGGCCATGGCCTGCTTAGAGAAGCTGACCGACTTCGCAGCACCACCAACGGCCTGGGCTGCGATCGGCGACTTCGTATCCCCCTCCTTCACCCATCGTTTGAACTCTTCCACCGGCATTGCCTTGATGGCGCTCAGCCCCTTCCACCCCTTCTCATAGTTGGCAAGGTAGCCAGCCCTGGCCGCCTGTTCGTCGGCGAACCCCATCATCACCTTGTGCTCGTCAAACTTGCCGGTCTTGGGGTCGGCCTGGTCCACCACATAGACCGTTTCGCTCTCTGGCTTATCACCGATGAACACATCGACATGATCGCCGTCAGCCCCCAAGGTGCGCTTGATGTAGCCGTAGTCATGGGCCATGGTGGACTGCCACACCTTGCCACCCAGATCGGTACCGGAACGGGTTGAGCCCTTGGGGTTCTCAAGCGCGACATCCAGCCCCTGCAACGTGAGGTGGCCCTTCTTGTAGTTGCCGGCCTCCTTCTGTGCCTCGGTGGGTTCCGGCGCCACCTCAGCGCGGGCCGCTTCGATCTGTTGCACAGGCTCACTGGTGGCTGGCGCCACATAATCTCGCACCTTGGGCGCCGATGACTTGGCCACCAACAGGCCTCCCTTGCCTGGGATCACCTTTACGCCGCTCTCCTTGGCCCACTGCTTGATGAGCGGCACTTCGCCTTTCAGGGTGATGGTGCCATCCGGGTTATCGATGGCTTCCGCCCACGGTGTTGGCGCAGCGGCAGGCGCCGGCACCACTACCTCGGGTTGCACCACCTCAGATGCAGAAACCCCGGCATCAGTGGCCGGGGTTGTCAGTGTCTTGTCATTTTGCTGCTGTCCATCAGGTACAAATGCAGGCGCAGCGATATCTGCCCGATCTCCGGCTCCAGCTCCCTCGGTGAGCCCGGCAATGGCTGGGTCAGCACCTGCTGCAGTTGGTTCGCCTGTGCCAGGCTGATCACCTTGTCGTTCACTGCCGATTGCAGGTATTGGGGTAACTGGCTCATTGCTCACCTCTTCTTGCGGTTGGTTGGTGGGTATCACCTCGCGGTATCCTGTATCGATTGCTGGCGCTAGTTGGCTGATATCGTCGGCTGGTGCAGGCTGGGCCGGAACTGTTTCAGCGGTTATGCTTGCCGCTGACAGGTCAGAAGGTTGGCTCGAGTCGGCAATACCAGTGTCACCGAGCGGTGGGGGGCTGGGTTGCGTGGTTGCGGCCGCCTGCGCCTGCTCCACTTCGGCGATCTCTGCCACACCAAAGCCGCCGCCATTAAGCGGTACCGGCATCTCCTTGCCCTTGCGGCTGGCCATTGCAGCTTCTTTTTCGGTTGCAAACGGCTTGCCTCTGCGGGTGATGCGGAGAGTCTTGAGTTGGTCAACAATTGCATCCAGTGCCGGGAGTTCGGTTGACTGCGCCAATGGTGACTCCACCACATCTTCGGTGGGGGACGGCTGCTGCGCTACCATCACGGGCTCGACGATCGCCTCATCCTGCTGAGGAGTGGCCTGTGAAAGAAGATCGTCAGGGGCAGAGGCCGGGGATCCGGCAAGCACCTCCTGCGCCTGGGCATTCTCTGCCACACCTTTGAAATGACTAGCGGTATCGTCGCGGCGCAAATAGGCCGGCACATCGCGCACCTCGTCAAACTGGCTGGCGCTGGGGCCAAGCGGGTTTTGCTCACCGGCAGGCATCATCGGTTCAGCAACAGTATCGACAGCAGGAGCCTGACCCGGATCCACCGGAGCGGAAACCGCATCAGCCGGCACTGGTTCACCCTGATCAATGGGTGCTACCTCTTCCGCCGAGGCTGGATCTACCTGGGTGCCACCTTCATTCTCTACCTGCGACTTTCCGCCGCGCATGCCACCGACGCCGCCCAGCGCGCCACCGGTCCCCATGCCAATCAAGCCGCCTTCCAGCGCACTGGACACCACCCCCTTCATCGGGTCGATATCGGCAGCGGCCACGTCGTTCAGCGACTCATTCAAGGCATACTGCTGGATCCCCTCCTCCAGCGTTTCACCCACCCCCTCACCCACGGCCCCTTTGGCTGCGCCTTTCAGCACGCCACCGGTTGCGGCTTTGCCAGCCAGCATCTTGAACAGCATGGCGTCGCCCATCATGGAGCCCATGGCGGCGGCCCCCCACACCTTGGCGTCGCTCATGGTAGCTCGGCTGGCCAGATTGGCCGTCTCCTCCCGGGCCAGCCCCAGCTTCTCCTCATCGGAGAGGTGCTGAGTCTGCTGATCCTGGTCGATGCGCGTGAATGACTGGCGGAAGGTGTCACTGGCAGCCAGCTCATCAAAGCTCATCCCCAGCACGGTATCGCGGGTGTTCACCCCAGCACTGCCCACCGACCCGGTCGCCCCCGTAGTCACGGCAGCACCAGTGGCGATTCTGGAAACGGCCTTGGCGGCAACCGCTTCGGCTACCTCTTGGGTTGCGCCACGCTTCACCATGGAGGCTGTGACGGCGCGGCCAATAGAGGCTTTGGCAGCCACACCTGTGACGCCGCCAGCCATCAAGGTCGGCAGTATGGAGCCGACGCCCTGTGCCATTTTCATGGCCCAGACATCGATATCCCCCGCACCATCCCCCAGGGTCAAACGACCTTCCGGCGTTTCATCAATCAGCCTGCGCCCCATGGCCTCCTTGGCATCCGCGCTCATCCCCTCGGTCAGTGACTCAGCCCCTGATGTAGCCAGGTCGCCGGCGCCGGCCACCATATCCAGTACGGGGCTCAGCTTGTTGGCCATCTTGGCGCGGGCCTGCTCCAGGTAATCCCCCCCCTGCTTATCAGCGCTCTCCTTGCCGAAGTTGCTGGCCTGCCGTGCCAACTCGCCAATGCCGCCAACCAGATCCAGTGCGCCAGCTCCCACCCCGCGCGCCACATCGCCCAGACCGACATCAAGGTCGCGCTTGGTGGTAGATTGGCCGGCTTGTGCTGGGGCAGCAGTGGCAGCTGACAGGCTGCTATCGAGATTGCTCCAGAATGGATCGGTGCGAGTGTCAGATGATTGCGGCTTTGGCAGGGCGTCACGCAGTCCAGGCTTGTCCATGGTGTCCTCGGGTTTCTGGCAAAAGAAAAGCCCCGACCGGCGAACCGATCAGGGCTTTATTGGATGGGGTGGCCAGCATGCAGACTGACCGACTATGGGGAGATGCTAACGCTGGGGTGGTTGAAAGGCAACTAGCGGCGGGCCTGTGCCAGGCTCATAGCCTGATAGGCATTGACCTGTGTATCGCGCAGCCGGTTGGCGGTCACAGTCGCCTGCTCCGCCTTCTTCTGCCCTGCAGCCTGTTGGCGCCACAGCTCGAATGCGGTGTTCATCCTGGTGGGGTTGTCCAGTAGCCCGTTCAGCTTACCATGTTGGTTCGCTTCCTTGATGAACTGCAGGCGCTCTGGATCTCCACCAGTCCACGCCTTGATTGGGGCCTCCTGCTTTGGCTCATCAGTTTTGCTGGTCAAGCCGTAGGTGTCCGCAAGCGCCGCCTTGCTCTGCTCCAGCTGGGCGTCCAGCGCATCCAGCTGCAGGTCTTTATCCTCTGCATTGCTGGCAGAGATGCGCGCTCTGTTCTGGCCGTGCTGCTTCTCCAGCTCGGTGACCGCCTTCTTGTAGCCCACCTGGTCAGGCCCAGCCGTCAGGCCGAGAGAGGTGCGCAGCTGATCTGCATTGCCAATCATATGCTTGGCCAGGGCCGCCCGCTGGTACGCCGGCTTAAGGAAGACGTTGATGGGGATGACCTTGGGGTGATCGTCCGGCGCTGCAGTGCGGTTGTTGGTCACTGGCCGCACCGCTTTGCTGCCGTCGTCATAAGTTACCTCCACCCCCAGCACTACGCCGCGCCCGTCCGGTGTGATCATGATGTTGTTAAGCTGCTTGCCGGTGATGGTCTTGCCGCTCTCCGGGTCAATGTCACCAACCCCTTTGCTGACCTCATCCTGATAGAGGGTTCCGGCCGCCTTGATAAACTGCGGGTTATTGACCGCTGCATGCCCCTCCGGCGTGGTTGGATCGAGCTTGCCCTCCTGGGCCTGGCGCACCAGGTTACCGGCATAAGTGACAAAGGTCTTGCCGGCGTCGGCATAATCCTGCTGCAGGTAACGCTCCGGATTGAAGGATCCGGCCCGCGGATCTCGCACGACCCCCCAGAACTTCTCACCCGGGTCTTTGCCCTCGGCCACCGCCTGCCAACCAGACTGGATGATCGGCAAGTTCTCCCGCTGGTATTCTTGCTTCTCCCGGTCCTTCACCTGCCACTCATACTCTTGCCTTGCTCTCCCCTCAGCAGCCTGAGCAAGGCCAAGGTTGGCATTTCTGTAAGCCTGCATCCCATCGGCCTCTTTCTGTCTTAGGCCAAACTCCTGTTGCCACTGCTCGTTTGCTGTCTTCGTACGCTCCCGATCATGCTCGAAAGAGGCTTGTCGTAGAGAGAAGTTGCGATCCGAGTCCTCTTTGTTCTGCTTGACCATAGCATCGCGCAACCCAAGTTCACGCTCTTGCCGCTCATCTTCCTTCTGGCCACGCTGATAGCGGTCCATGGTGTTGAAGCCGGCCAGAAACCCTTCTGCCAATCCCGATACGCTCATCATACCCCCTTAAAATAAGCTGCTTGCCAGAAAACCAACGCCCGCCCCAATGAGCGCGCCGACGGGACCACCAACCGAACCGTAGGATGCGCCGATCATGGCGCCAGTGGCGGCGCCGGCGCCTGCTGCAGACATCTTGGCCTGCTTCTCCTGCGTCTTGAGTTGCTTGTTCCCCATCTCAATTTCATTCTCACGGTTGGCCGCATCACGCAGCCCTGCCATGCCCTGCTGGCGCGTTTGAGCGCCGATATCCAGAATTCCGTAACCCATCAGACCTTACCCCCTGTCTTGATTGCTTCACGCAGCCCAGCATCCGCCCCTGTCAGAATGCCCATCTGGCGTGATTGCTCTTGCTCACGAAGGCCGTTCTCAGTGCCAGCATTCATCAAGGCCATGCGCAGACCCTGGCTGTTGTCATTGGCGCCCTGGCTTTGGCTAACCCCCATCCTGGCCATTCGGTTGTCAGTTGCTTGCTTGGCGGCTGCCAGCGAGTTCTGGTTGTTCTGGTCTACCCGGCCAAGCTGATCCCGCAGCAATTGGCCATTGGTGGCCAACTCCATCAGCTCCTTCTGCTTGGGGTAGAAACGAGTCTTCCAGTCCTGGTAGCTATCGCGCGTGATCTGGGCAAATTTGTCTGCGGCATATCCCATGGCTAACCTCTTAATAACCTTTGTTTTGCAACACTGATGCAGTAGGGCTGATCTTCTTGCTTTCCACTGCAGCCGGCGCTTTCAACTGGCCAAGGCCATATGCCGTGCCTGCGCCGGCCACCGCACCCACCAACCCCGCAGTCGCCTGCTTGCTCTGAAACGATGTCTGAGCATCACTTGCAGCCTTACGCAGGCTGGTGTTGGCCACATCCCCCATCCCAGCAAGTGCCTCAGCTTTCTGGCCGGCGCCAATGCTGACCACATCCTTGAGTCCTGCCACATAACGGTCTTGCTGGCTGGACTGTGCTCGGTTGGTCGTATCGGTCTGGCTCAGAGCCTGATCCGTCTCCAAATTGGACATGGCCGATTGGTACTTGCCGCTGGTTGGGTCCACGCCTCCGGCAGCCAGGGAGTCAGCCAATCCTGAGCGCGCCTCACCAAAGGACTGAGCAGTTCCCAGCGCAGCGGTGCCGGCAAGCTTGTCGTATTCGCGTTCGCTGTTGAGGTCATCCACCTTGTCCATGAAGATGTCCTCATACTGCTGCAGGTCACTCTTGTAGATATTCCACTGCTCTGTGGCCACATCAGCCGCGGCCTTCTGGGCTTCGGTTTCCTTGATTTCGTTTGAACCACCCTTTCCCATCCCCTCACCTCACAAGTTGATCTGAAATACAAACATGCCGTCAGCATCATCTGGCTGACGCTCCCACCCCATTCTTGGAGCAACCTTGAGCCACCCCTTGCGCGTCGAATGGAAGCGAAGCCAGCGGGCGCCAATCAGGCGAGCCAGCCGCTTCACTTCCGGCAGGTGTCGCTCCGGTGCCCCGCCATCACCCCATCCAACCCAGATCAGGACCCCGGTAACGCCCTGTTCCACCACCGGTCTCAGAACAAAACCATCAGCGCCGCGCACAAACAAAAACGCCACCCGGTTACGGATGGCGTCTTGCAGTTCGGCGGATAGCCTGGGGTTGCCGGTATCTCCGGCGATACGGCAAAGAGGCGGTATTTTCATAACTCACGCCAAACATACGATTGAGAGACACGAACTTGATGCATACGGATAGCCCTTGTTATCCCTGTCATAACTGATTGTGTGGGCCTGGTTTGCAGCAAGTAAGAACTCGAAATTGTGATTCATGGTAGAACCCTGCCCCATCCCATAGTCACGTGCGGTTAGTGAGCCTATCGCCACGCCATTGACATATACAGTGGCAGTTGTAGTTGAGGAGCCACTAGACACCGTTAGCATGAAAGTGCATTTTCTAGTGAACGGCATGGCTGGCAACCAGACTGGCGAAGCCAGGTTCAGTGCGTATGTTCTTACGATGTCACCCACAATCCTCTCGGCGTAGATGGTCCCTTTGACTATACAGTCCTGCTCAATGGTGCAGTTGCCAAGTGACATGTTTCGAACATAACCACCTTCCGCATGGAGTCGGTTGGTGTAGATGTTTCCGTCAGCATAGATAATCGTGTTCCAACCCCATCCCCAGCCTCCATATGGCCCGCCCTTGCCGAAGCCAGCAGCCCCTCCAGCCATGAAGGCATTCCCCATATCGATCTGGCCACCGTTGATCAGTGGGGAGCTGATGCTCACCCCCGCTTTCACAAAATCAGCCGTGATCTTCTCGGAGTTCAGGATCTGAATGGTAGCCTTGCGGATGATGGCCTCGGCGATCACCGTCTGCCCATTATCGATGGCGAACAATGGCGCCATGGGTGTGGAGCTGTTGGGATTGAACACGAACACCTGGCTGGCTGATATGGCCACCTGGCTGGTGCCGTCCGATTTGGCAATCAGGCCAATCCCGGCTGTGATTTGCCCGGCAGTGGCTTTTGCCGTCCACATCGCCTGGGCACCGTTCTGCAGGTCTGCAATCGCCTCGCTCTGCAGTTGGACAGCCGCTGCGTTTGCTGCAATTCGTGGGTCATCGGTAGCCACCCACGCAGTCCCGCTGTAACGGTAAGGCCGGTTGTTATTGGCAGTGTCAAACCACAGGTCGCCCGTACCCATGCCAGTACCTGGTGCAGTGGCTTGGAAGAATGTCTTGTTCTTGCTGCCGGCGACGGCGGAAACCGTGTTTATCTGGCTGGCCAGCGACTGTACTGCGTTGGCCCGAGCTGTGGACTCCTCGGTAATCTGGGCAGTCAGGCGCTCATCTGCCCCTTGATAGTCGGCCGTCATCTGCTGGATCTGACTGACCAGCGATTCCACTGCATCGGCCCGGGTTGTCGCTTCCTCGTTGATGCGCCCAGACAATTCAGCATCTGCTGTTTCCATAGCGGATTGCTGCTGGCTCAACTTCTCAGCCATGGCTGAGTCTGCGTCAGCGCTGGCTTTGGCCACTTCGGCAATAGAGGCAGACAGCGACTGATCGACCCCCTTTATCTGCGCCTCGAGTACCGACGTCTTTTGCGCCTGCGCCTCATCCGCCGTGCTGCGTGCAAGTCGCTCCTCGGTTATCTGACTGTGCAGAGCTGCGCTGTCTGCCTCGTAATCTGCTGTGAGCTGCGTAACATCTCGCGCCAGTGCCTCATGCGCATTGGCCAGAGTTTGCTGCTGAGTGATGATCTTGCCACGCGCCTTGCGGTTCTCCCGGTCGCGCTCATCACTGGCCAGAGCCCCTTCGACATCAGTTTGACCACCAAGGTCGATGGATGACTCCATGTTGTCCTGACGCTGTGCCAGCGCCTGAGCGGTATCAACAACCACCTTTTCCAGGCTGGAGATACTGGCCGCGTTGGTGGCGTCCCCCTCCTTTACGCTGGCGTCCAGCGTGGTGATCCGCTGAGCCAGTGCGCCGTCTCCATCCGCCCGCGCCTGCTCTTCTTGGGCTACACGGGCGCTCAGGTCACCAAGTTCGCCATCCACGCTGGCAGTCAGCTCGTCTACTCGCCGAGACATAGCCTCATCAGCTGTCGCTCTTGCCTCGGATTCGCTGGCAATCCCGGCGCTCAGGGCGTTGTCTGCATCGGACAGCTCAGCATGCATCTGGTCTTGCCGCAGAGCCAACGCGCTATCTGCGTCGGTTGTTACCTTCTCCAGCGCCTTGATGGCCGCTGCTGCCTCACCAAGCGCCCCAGACGTCGAAGCGCTTAGATCATCAATGCGCTGAGCCAGGGCACTATCCGCATCTGCAAACACCTCCTCCACACCGGAGATGCGCGCCTGAGTGTCAGCATCCTTTCCCTCAAATTTCACATTCATGTCGGTGATGCGCTTGGCCTGGGCAGCCTGCTCATTCACGATCACCTGCTGCTGCGTGTGAATGGCGCCAAAGGACTTCCGGTTTCCCCTGTCCCGCTCATCCCCTGCCAGGGCGGCATCAATTGCTGCCTGACCCGCGTCACCAGCCCCATCGGCCTTGTCCTTGGCCAGTTCGACTTCAGCTTTAATTTCATCGAACCGCCCGGCCGTTATCCCACCGTTCGACTCAATAACCTCCTCCAGCGCGCTGATCTTGCCTTCCGATTCACCAGCCCTTACCTCTAGCCCACTGACACGCTGGGCCGTCACGCCATCAGCCTCAGCCGCCACGCGCGCCAGTTCAGTGATCCTGGCATCAAGCACCTCATCGCCGCTGTTGACGGTGGCCTGCAGCCCATCAATGCGCTGAGCCTGGCTCGATAGCTCATCGGTATGAACCGTCAGCTTGCTCTCAGCATTGGCCAGCCGTTCGCCCTGTTCGTCCACCTGCTGTTGAGTTGCCTTCTGTGCCAACTCGCCTTTGGTGGCATTCAACTCCTGACCGATCTGGGTGACCTTCTTCTGCTCGTCGGCAAACTCCCCCTTGGTCACTGTCTGGCTCAGGCTGGCATCGAGCCCATTGATGCGTTGCTCCGCCTCGGTGATGCGTTTCCCCTGGCCGTCCACTGTGACGTTGTCGGCCTTGCTGGCTATCTGGCCAGACACAGCGTCCAGGCCCTGGTGCACCTCTGTGATAGAGGTCCGCATCTCCTCACGGACAGCATTCACCGCGTCCATGGTGATGCTGCCATTCTCAGGGTCAACCTTGAATACCGCATCGCGGAAACTGTCAAAGTCACCCTTGTACTTGTCTATTTTGTTGTTCAGTCGGTCCTGAACCAGGCCAATGTCGATGCTGGCATTGCCAAGCTGCGCCTGGGCATCCTTGAGAAGATCTTCACTTTCCAGTTGCTTCTGGCTGAGTGATGCCAGGTCTCCCTCGATGCTGGGGATCTTGTTCTGGATGGTGCCGATAGACACATCGATTTCTTCCAGCCTGGGGCGGATCGCCTCAACATCAAGAGTTAACTGCGGGACCTGTTTGATAGGGGCAAGCAGCTCCTTGGCTAAGTGGCTATCCTCTATCTTCCCCTGCAGCTCATCGAGAATGTCCTGCACATCGCGGCTAGTCTCCGCCATGACTCCGTTGGCGTTAAAGGGGCCGGCATCATCCTTGCCATTTACGAAACGCGCCCAGTAGTAGAACTGCGCCCCCTTGCCAATGGCGTCAGAGAACACATTGGCCGAGGTGGTACCGACCAGCGTGGCTGCAGGCAGGCTATCTGTCTCGGCTCGCCATATCTCGGTATGAGCGTGGCCACGGTAGTTGGGGCTATCCCATTCAACCACCACGGTATGAAACGCCCCATTTGCCTGCACATTGACCGGTGCATGGGGCTTGTCATAAATGCCGGTCGGGAAAAGGTCCGGGTTCTTGCCTGGGTTGTAGGCACCACCGGCCCCAGGGCGCAGAGTGGCCAAGCCAAGCTCTGTCAGTTCTCTCAGCGTTACCGCCTTGTCCAGCTTGTTGCCTCGCTGCCCTGTAAGCAGCTCCACGTTTTCAGCGGTCGCTGCCGGGTCCCGCCCGGCCCGGTATGCAGGTTTTGCCATTACATCAACTCCGCCATCGATCCCGCCAACGTGATACGCCGCACAGTGGAGGTGCCAAACACCTCGATTTGCCACCACCGACCACGCACTGGCGGAAGCCTGAAGGCACTGGCAGTCAGGTTGCCAGGCGACAGCTCCATCACCTGCTGATTGTCTACAAACAACCGCACCCCGACCTTGCTAAGATCCGAGGCCAGGATCCTGCAGCACCCATAGGACGCGCCACCGACAACCATGAAGACCTTTGAACGCCAGACAAGCTGGCCATTGCCAGCCTCGCCGCCACGCCAGATGTGCAGGTCACGCCCCTTGGCTACAAACAGGCTGTCGCTCTCCATGTCAGAGACGGCGGCATCCCAGCGATTAGTCAATTCGCGCAGGTCGCCCGACTTTGGATCAAAGATAAAGGCGTGGGTGTCTGTCAGGCCGACGTACTTGCCATCGTGATGCCAGGCACGCAGGGTTTCCGGCTTCATGGCCCGCCACTGCTTGCGAGTGATCACCTGCTCGGTCACCACTTGCCCACCGCTGGCGCCAATGCCAACCAGTCCATCCGGCGAGGCATACAGCACCACCCCATCCATAGACACCATGGAGCTGGCGCTGATGCATGCCTGTGGCAACTGGCTGAGCTTCTGGTTTGTCACCGAAGAAGAGCTCACCCCCTGCGCCAGGTAGGGGTAACCCTTGGTACCTATCACCAGCGCGGTATCAATGGCGGCGATCGCCACAATGTCGTGCTCTGTGGTGAGCCGGTATTTCTCCGGCCAGGCATAGGGCAGATAGGGCTCGCACAGATAGAGCGAGTTGCCAGCGAACCCGGCACACATGCCGTTGGCCATCTGGCAGAGGCCACGCAGAGCCGCTGGGGGGGGAGCGTAATCGTAAGTCTCCAAGACAGGACCAAGTTCACCATCAGCGCGGCTATCTACAAATGAAGCTTGCGCAATAGGCAGCTCAGCGACCAGCAGGTAATCAGCCAGGCCGCCACCGGAGACAGACCGGTAGATCCGGCGCTTGGTGATGTTGTTGTCCTGCGACTGCGGGGGGGATAACGCCAGCGTCACCGTTGACCCTGGGATGGGGATCGCCACCTTGCCGCTAACAGGTCCTGGTGGCCCCTCCTCGCCCATGGCAGTCACGTAGGTATCTACGTAGTAGCGGGTCTCGTCATCGGTAGTGTCGTCATCCTTGCCGCCATCTGGCGGCGTGATAGCGCCAATCCCGACCGGAACGCCTGGCGCAGGCACCCCAAGCCGATACCAGGCTGTCGGCTTGTTGCTGCCGCCAGTGGCGATCTGAGCATGGGTCACCTTGGGGTATTCCCCATCGGTGTAGTAGACGCGCTGATACCCATCCTGGGCGATTGGAGAATGGATGGCCTCAACCACCTTGTTCCATGCGAACCAGTGATCGCCATAGCGTAACAGGGTCTTTGGTGTGATTGGCAACACCACTCCGACGCTAATATCCTCCTCGAGGGGCGAGATTACGCCGTGATCGAAATGGCAATCGCGGGCCACCACGGCCACTTCATCAGACAAAAGGTGAGGCTCCACGCGCGGCGTTACTCCTCGCATGGTGACGATATCGATGGCTGACATGGGATTCTCGGCGGGCAGGAAACAAAAAGGCCCACTCAGAATAGAGCAGGCCATGATGGGTAAATCCTAACGCTGACAGCGCCAGGAGGCAAGGCTCACATACCAGCCGGATCTGAGGCCCAGACATATTGCGGGGTTTCGACAACCACGGTTACCGGCGCCAGCGCGGTGGCCATTGCGAGGTCTTGGGTGCGCACGTTGGCGTGATAGCCCGGTACAGGCTCGCGCACCGGCAGACCCTCATCATCCACCACGGAGGTGGGGCGGGTAACCATGCCGGGCGGCAGAAGTTGCAGCGATGTGGTGGGGTGATAGAGGGTGCCGGTCTCGCTGTCCGTGATAAAGCCGGCGGCCAGCAGGGCTTTGGTCATAGCGGCCTTATCGGCCGCTTTGAGGTTGAGGTCGATAAAGTTTGTCATACTACCGCCTTGAGTTGGTCATCGGTGAAAGCTCGGTGCCAGATGCGAAGGTTGCGAACATGGCCATAAAGTGGCACTGAGCCAGCAGCACCAGCGCCGATGGTTACGTTCGATGTAGCGTTGGCGGGGCCGCTAGGTGTGGCTGCTGCAATGTTTTTTCCTGTCAAACGCAATGCGTGGCGGGTTGGGGAGGTTGACGCAACCGCCAGCGATCCGGGTCCAATGGGGGGGGTACCTACCACCAGCGGTGATGTTCCGCAATAGGATTCGAAATTGCCAGTTAGGGTAACCTGCATAATATACCTGGGAACCGCCGGGGCGGCATACTCAATAATTCGCTGGCTAGCCTGGACCACACCAAGCACGTCATAATTCAGCGCGACGGTGACCGTAGCGGGATTGATGTTCATCGCCCACGGAATGGTGACAATATCAGCAGCCCTCGTGGCAGCCGCACCAGTTGTCGGAATGTAGGAGCTGGCGAACGGCAGAGCTTCCAGCTGCCATCCAAAAATCATCAGCGAGTTAGCGATGTTTTGAGCCCCTTCTGAAATATTCAACGTTACTGTAGTTGTCGAAGAGGAGGTCTTTGCTGACACATCAAATCTGTTCCAGCCGTCTGCTAGTTTTGTAGATTTCCAGCGCAAAATACCCGCATCGGAAAAAATTAAAGATCCAGTTAAACAATCTATTTCAACTCTGGCAGACCCACCTTCGATACCAGTCCCCTCGAAACCCCACTTTACTGAGCATGAAGCCGCTGTAGCCTTTACCTTGTAGAAGATGCTGAATGTGTACGTTGTTGCAGGTTGAACTGTTATGGCTTTATAGAGGTTTGTTGGTGCTTTTGACACAACGGATATAACCTCACCAGTTACCCCAAATGGGTCACGCTCCAGCGACTCAACAATCTCGTCTGCCGTGGCACCAGACCAATATCCTAGACCGGAAGACTTGGTAAGAATGTTCGTACTCTGCCCCTCAATCAGCAAACCCTCTCGCTCAAAGCGCGGTTCATTCGCAGCGGCAGTTTTCAGCTGTCCATCCTTGCCGATGTAGGTTGCCGTAGAGTTGCGGCTGAAATTCACCATCCGCGCCACCACATCCGACCCAACAAGCACATCCCGGCCATATCCTGTGATCAGGCGCAGGCTGTCAGAGAGCGGCGCCCACACATCCGGTAACGGAAGGGCTGCAGCAGCCACAACCCCCGCCGCTCGGTCGGCCTCGGTGCCGGCGCGATCTGCTTCTGTCTTGGAGCGGTCTGCCTCGACCTTGGCACGGGCGGCCTGGCCCTCGCCATCGCTGGTCACCCGCTTCCATGGGACCAACTTGTGGGTGGTGCCATCGGGGGCTGTCACAGGGATCTCGGCCGCATCGCTGGTAAACAGCTGCTGCACCATGTCGGATTGGCCCTGGTAGTAGGACAACGAGGCATTTAGCTTGCGGGCAAACTCCGGGATAGAGTCAGAGAAGGTGGTGATCACCTCGTAGGCTTTGCCGGTACCGGTAACCCCACGAAACGCCTGCACCAAGAACAGCTCGGTGTTGGAAACCACATAATCGACCTCATAGAGGTCAACCGTTGCCCCGGTGGTCATACAAAAAAGGTGGCCCTTGGCCACCCCGTTCTTGGCATCTGCGAAGGTGGTTCCGGTGCCGGTCACCTTCTTGCTGCCGCTGGTGACAGCTACAGTGCCGTCACGCTTCCACAATCCTGCCATCTATGCGCCCCCTTACTGACCTGTCACCCGGTTAAAGCCGGCCTGCTGGCGGGCTTCCATATTGGCGTCAGCCTGGGTTTTCTCACCCAGCTGCTGCAGGAATGCGTTGTAATGGCCGGCAGCACGATTGCTGTTGGCGGCGTACTCGGCATCCTTGGAGAAACAGCGGTAGAGCATGAAGTCGATGATCGGGTTGATGTAGATATCATCCAGGTCGGCCAGCGCCGGCGTGCTGGTGTTCTCCACATCGGCCAGTTGCTTGGATTGCGGGGCGACCGAATAGATCACATCCACCTTGACCGCTTCGGCCGGGCCGGGATGCAGATAGAAGGTCTTGGGATCGCGATCTTCATAGCAGTAGTTATCAACTGATGTCGCTGTCTTGCCGGAGTGCCAGTCTGGGTAGCTGTCATCCAACGCCTTGCGCGGCACGAAGCGAACCACCTTGCCGTTGGCATTGCGCAAGACTTCAATCAGGCGCAGGGCATCAGCTGGCAGCGCCTGCTTGGTACCGGCCGCGCAGATAAACTCGACGTTCTTGGTGTGAGCGTCAGGGCGAACCAGCACGATAGCCTTGGTGGCGTCGTTGTAGTAGTCCAGCAGCTCCTGTTTGGGCCAACGGGTAAAAGTGGGATCGACCAGCAGGGTGTTGACCCGCTTGATGATGGTTGCAATGGACACGGTAGCCATGGCGACTCCTTAGAAAAAGCTGTGTTTGCGGGGCGGGTTGTAGAACTCAACTTGAGTCGGTGCGCTGTGCTGTTTCCTGAACCGGCCGGCTCGTCGCCACCCTTCAACAAACTCGGCGCGATGGTAGTTGGCACGCTTTGGATCTGACCAGGGGCGGTCAGGCTGGGCGTAAAGCAGTGCGGCCACGCCGTGGGCAATGGCCTCTGAGTGGTCGGTGTAGAGCTGTGCTGGTAGTTCCTTGGCGCCTTTTACCGGGGCGGCTACGTACCAGATCCGCACATCATTGAGGTCGGTCAGGATGCTCAGCTCATTTGCGGATAAGGCGAAGTAGTCACGCCCGGAGTCCAGTGGCACGCCATCAGCACCGGTGAGGTGCAGCACATTGCAGGAGGTGACCCCGTCCACATTGCACACCGCTTCCAGGCTACCGGCTGACGCGCTGGGAAGGAGACGATCGAGAGTGATCAGCTCTGATTCTCGGCAGAAGGTGATCGCCGTCTCGGTCACTGCCTCCTCCAGCAGCATCTCGAGCGGGCCGGTGATATGCAGCCTGACGGTAGACAGGAACTGCTCGCGGGGCACCATCTGCATGATTACCCCTCCTGGCCAGCCGCCAGCTTGTCTTTCAGGGCGTCACGTACACGCAGCCGGTAGTCACCCACCTTCTCTTGAGGGGCTTGCGGCTCAACCTGCAAGTCCTCCCCCTCCACCAGGGTCGCCAGCTGGGCGCTGGTCATCTTGGTGAGGTCGCGGTCGCCGACCACAAAGCTTTGCTCTTCGGCCAGGCGGGCCGCTTCAGCAGCAATGCGTTCCTGCTCATCGGCCTCTGCCTTGGCAATGGCCCCCTGCCGCTCCAGCTCACCGGCCAGCGCGTCATGGCGGATCCAGACGGTGGGGAACTCCAGCAACTGCATGGCGATGTGACTCTCCACATCAACGGCGGTGTGGCGCGGGAACACCAGGCGGGAGCCGGTGACGGTGTCTTTCTTGCTCGGCTTGTCGCCGATATAAACCACGGCAATTTTGTCGCTCACGGCAATATCTCCAATCCAGAAATGAAAAAGCCCGGCGCAGGGCCGGGCATGGCGTGACGGGCAGCCTTACAGGTTGCCGATCACCTCATAGTGCAGCTTGAGCTTGACGGTGCCCGTTGCCGCACCACCGCCGACGGTGAGGGTGATCTCCTGGTCAGGTGCCGTCAGCAGGTCGTCAACCGGAATGTACTTGGCCACCGCCGTCACCGTGCCTTCGGCGTTGATGATGACGGTGTCGCCGATCTTGGCCGTAATGGTGGTGCTCGCGCCCAGTGCAGTGCTGAACATCGTCACTCCCACCACTTTCAGGTTGGGCTCCACTTTGTCGCCAAACGCGACGACGTCGCCGGCCGGTACCGCCGCCAACTTGGCCACCAGGGTCGGAGAGATGGAAAGGTTGCCGAACGCACCGACAAACCAGCGGTACGCTTTGGCGATCAAGGTAGTTTTGGCCATGACATGGCTCCTTATTGGGTCTGATAAACAAGGAGGGGGGGCACTTACCCCCTCTGGTTTAGGGCTTAGCGGCCGATGGGGCTCACTGCGGTATCCATCACCATGCAGCCATGGTCTTGGATGTTGCCGTTGCGCTGCTTGAAGCGGATCTTCTGCAAACCGGACACCCAGTTGATGGAGAGCTCGGTCGCGTTGCCGTGGTCGGTTTTCTCTTCGTGCATACCGAAGGAGCCACCCTGCTCGCCAGAGCCGAAGGCATTGGCCAGCGCCTGGCCGCCCAGCAGCACGGCGCGATCGATGGTGGCACCAGCGATCTTGTCCACTTCCACCCCGGTTGCGGAGTTGGTCGCGCACACCTTGACGGCGCTGCCTTGGTTGAAGCGGATCGGCATGCCCTTGTACTGCTTGACCAGGATGCCTCGCCACATCGCACCTTCACCACGGAAGATGGGGTGATTCCAGCCCTTGGCACGCTCTGCCACCGCGGCCAGCATGGCATTCCAGTCTTTACCGGTGCTGGAGGTGTAGAAGTCGTGCCATTGGCGCGGGGTGACGTAGAGCACATAGAGCGGCTCGCCGCCGGAGGGGTCTGCCACCATGCGGATCGGCTGGATGGGGTTGGCCATCTCGGACAGATAGAGCGCCATGTTGTCCACGCAGCCGAGATTGAACCGGTCCGCGGCGTCAATGGCTTCGAAGGTGGTAGCATCCCCGCCGAAGAAGTGGCGCTCGTAGGTCGGCGCAGTCAGCGGGTTGATCATGATCTCCGAAAACTCGGGATCATCAGCCAGCGGCAGGATGATGTCGGTTGCCGAGTAATCGCCGCGAGCACCGGCCAGCTGGGCAAAGCCGCGCTGGTCAACCAGGCGGCCGTAGTAGCCATCCCCCAGCAGCACGCGAGCCGTCTTGATCAGGTCGTGCTTGGTGCGCTTCTGGCTCATCTTGCCGCCGGCATCCACACCATGGCGGGTCTGGTTGATCTTGAGCGAGAAGTCGGCGAAGGACATGCTCTCCAGACGTCCAGCCAGCTTCTTGTCACCCATGGTCGGGCGGCCAGACAGTTGGTGGAACAGCTGCATGTCTACTTCATCGCCCGCCCCCTTGCCGAGATCGGTGATGCGGACCACCGGAGCGCCGGCGCTGGTCTGCTTGCCGCCGTTGATTTTGGCGCCCTTGGGGGCCTCTTCGGTCAGCATGTTCACCAGCGAGTGGGAACGGTTGGCCGTCGTGAACAGGGCGGCCTGCATAATCTTGTTGGCTTGCGCCGAGGTGACTTGGGTCATGATCCTCTCCTACATGAAAACAAAAACCCCGACACAGTGGTCGGGGTTGGCTTGTATAGATGGGTTGTGGGTTAAAGCCCGGACTGTTCCAGCAGGGCGTCAATCTGGGCGTCGGTCATGTTGCCGAACTCCCCGACCAGCTCGGTCTGGGACATGGCGCTATAACGCTCAACACCGGTAGCCGGCGCGTGATGGGTTTGGCCCAAGGCTGATGGGCTGGACGGGATGTGATCAGCGGGTTTCTCTGCCGCCTTGCCGGATGCCTTGGCGGGAGGTGCTTCGACCTCATCACCAAAGGCCAGCTTGGTGCGGCGAGCCACTTCTGCGAACCGCTCCGCCAGCGGCTTGTTGCTCCACGCGGGATCGGCCTGCAACTTGTCATCGATAGTGAGGGCCATATCGAAGCGGTCTTGGTCGCCGTCACGCCATGCGGCCAGGTCAGGTACCGCCTGCAGTGCGGCCTGTACTGGGTTGGCGACTGGCTGAACCTGTTGCGGCGCGGCTTGCGGCTCCAGCTTGTCGAGCTTGCTGGCAACTGCCATCAGGGCCTTACCGATATCCGGGTAGTCCTGCGCCAGTTGCTCCAGCTCTTCCTTGCTGATGTTGTCCGGGTCAACAGATGGGTCGATTCCGTTCTTCTCCAGCAGCGCCTGCAACTTATCCCGCTCTGCCTGTGCCTGCTGCGCCTGAGCCAGCTGCTCACGCAGTTGTTTGGTCTCGTTGCGCGACTGCTCCAGCACTTCATACGGGATGGTGTGTTGACCGTTCTTGGCCAGGATCACCTTTTCAGGTGCGTTGGCCTGTTCCTCAACCTGATTGGCTGCGGCTTGTTCGTTACCGGCTGCCACCTCGCCCGCCGACGGCGCGTGTTCTACGTCCGTTTGCTTGGTGTCAGTGCCATTGTCCAGCTCGACATCGGGCGCTTGCTCAATCTCGGCCAGCATGGCTTCCAGTTCGTCCAGGCTTTCAGTTCCGGTCAGGTTATCGATGGTTTTGCTCATGGTCGTCCTCGTGGGTTTTCAGTGGGTGGTATCGCTGCCCAAGCGGGGGAAGGCTCTCGGTGAAAGCGCTCCCCGGCTGGGGCTGGGCATAAAAAAGCCCGCACAAGGCGGGCAATGGCTGTCGTCTATCGCTATGGATTCGCTAATTGACACTTGAGCCGCCACCCTTCCAGCTTCCACAGCTCTTGGCGGGCCTTGGCTTCGGCATCCTTGATGGCGTACTTGGCGCCCAGCTCAACATTGAAGTTCTCCGGGGAGGCGCAGGCAGTCATACCGATAGCCAGGGTAAAGCCGTTGGCTGCAATGGCTGTGGCCAGCGTGGTTGTGGTGCCGGCGACAACCTGCACCTCATAGCGAACGCCACGCATCAGCGCATCGATCTGCTCCGGGGTGACGCGAGGCGCGGTCAGCCCAAGCACCTGGATGTCACGTTCCATCTCGGCATCAATGTGTTGCTGGTCGGTCATGCCTAGCTCCAAATAAAAAAACCCGGCACAATGGCCGGGTCTGGAAATGAAAAAGGCCCAATCTCGAGAGACTGGGCCATGTTGGAGAAATCGTAACGCTGGGCGATTAGGAAAGCAACTATCAGAGCGCGATCGCGTCTATCTGCTGCTGAATGGTGCCTAACAGCTGAGCCCGCAGGGCAGCCTGCTCGGTCTGCATCGCCTCCTGCTGGGCTGCCAGCTGCTCCATCTCCTGCAGCGTCTTGCCGGTCTGGGCCTGCTTGAGGGCATCCTCGAAGCGGATGGAGTCGGTCAGCTTAGCGATGCGCTGGGCTTCTGCCTGCCACTTGGCAGCCTTTCCTTCCAGCTCTGCCAGTTTGGCCTGCATCTCCTGCATAGCCATCTGCTGCTGCATCTGGGCCAGCTGAGCCTGCTGCTCTGCGGCGGCGCGCTCCTCCTCGCTCATCTCCTCCGGGTCCTTCTGGATGTTGAGGGCATTGCGGATCCGCTCCACAAACTCCGCCTTGCGCGGTACATCCATCAGCTCGACCAGCAGGTCAAAGCATGCTGCTGCAGCTTCTGGCGGCAACTGGGCCATAGCCTGAGTCATCCGTTCGGCCAGCTGCTGTTTGTAAGCAGCAGTCTGCTGGATCGGCGCCAGGGCGATATGCGCTCGCAGCCTAGTCACGTCGTTGGTCAGCTTGCCATCCTCTTGCTCCACATTGACGACCACCGCTTTGCGCCGACGCGGGTCGTCACGGTTCACCGTCACCTTGTAGTTGCGCTTGTTGGCCATATCCTCCAGCAGGTATGCCAGAGCCAGCTGGCCCACCTGTTGGCAGCCCATCCGGTAGTTGTCGTTGATCTCGGAGAGAGTCGTTGCGCCCTGCTCTACCAGGTTGCTGATGGCCACCCCTGACTGGCCGGTTGAGCCCTGCCCCAAGAAGGCCGCATAAACCCCCATGGTGTCCTGGATCAGCTTCACCGAGTCTTGCATCACCTGGAACTGCTGGGCCGCCACGTTGAAGTCCTGCTCAACCTTGAAGGCGTCGCTCACGCTGGTCTTGTTGGCACGGTCCTGGTTGAGCTCGATATAGCCATCCGGGCGCTCCACCTGCTCAAGCACCTGATCCCGGCTCATGTTCGTGGCGTCCTTGTCCATGATGACGCGCTTGGCCTGCAGCAGGAACGTCAGCTTGATTCGACGCAGGTTCACCTCGTCCTGCGCCGGCATGGCCCGAGCAATCAGGGCGTATGGCTCGCCGGTACGGTCTTTCCGGTATCCCCAGAACGGCACCAGCGGATACATGTTGTGGGGAGCAGTACAGGGACGGTCAACTAGATGATGGGGGCCGACAAACCAGGACTCCCGGATCACAGCCACCGGGCGGCGTTCCAGCCTGGCCCGGCCCATGGCGAGCGCGGCCAGATGCAACTGATTGGTTTTGTCGTACTCCAGTGCCCGGCCAGAATCGAGCATCAGCACCTGACGCATCGTGTAGGTGCGGTAGTAGACCACCTGCAGCAACACCCGGTCCCGCTCTCGGCTGCACCACTCGACTTCCTTGCTGCTGAACTGGCTCCATTCGTCGTAAGCGCTGACCAGGTTGGGGTCGGGCCCCTCTACGGCGCTCAAGCTGACAACCCCTGCCCAGTCATTCACGCCCCACTCCAACGCCTGAGCCTTACTCGGGAACATGGTCTTGGCCTCATCCAGATCGACCCAGCGGCGGCGCATCAGCCAGCGGCAGTCGCTCAAGTCCGGCTCTCGGCTGTGCCAATCCCAGTACACCTCGTCCCGGTGGATGTTGCTGAATTTGTAGCGCGGGCCGAACGGGTCATCGCGCCGGCACACTTCCACCCAGCCCACACCGGTCTTGATCTGGCTGCTGTAAGCCTCTCCCCGGGCGCGGTCCAGTCCGCCCAGGCGGCACATGTCGGCGTATTCGGCATTGACGGCTTCAGCCAGCTGCTCCAGCTCATCGTCGTGGTCGTCGGCGATCACCATCAGATCGGTGCGGCTCTTGGCCTCCATCCCCAGCACGCCATCAATGGTCGGGGCAATGAGGTTGTGGATAGTGATGGGTTGGCCCCGCTCCTTGAGCACCTTGACCACCTCAGGTGGCAGTTGGTCCCCGTCGTAGTAGGCGCAAGCCCGGTTCGCCATTGAGCGCCAGTCAGGCTGGCCGTTGATATCGCTCATCAATTTGAGCAGGCGCGGGGTATCGAGGCCACCTTTCTCAGGGGCCTTGGGTTGGGCGTTGATCATCAGTTGGCCATCCAGTGCTTGGGTTTGCGGGAGGATTCAGGTTTAACGATGCGAGCCGGCATCCGGGCGCGCATCTCTTGGGCAATCATGTAGCTCATCAGCTGGTCGTCGTAGCAGCCGTCCTGGGCGTTCATGCTGCCGCTCTTGTCGTAGACGTAGGTGGTTGCCTCGTGAATGGTGCCTATCCAGCGGATCCCGGACTGCCCGGCACGCAGCAGGGCCTTGAGGCCATCAACCAGGATCGGCTTGGACTGCCGGGTGGTGAGCCAGCCGAGGCGCGGCGTCTCGTCGTCGCGGTCTCGGTCGAGGTGCTCCTGGGTGTAGATGCGCCGGGTTGGGTAGATTTCACGGAGCTTGAGCAGCACGGCGTGACCGTGGTTGTTGCGCTCCGGGCCGATGTAGGCCGGGCCATGCTCTGCGGTACCGTAGAAGCGGCCGACGTGGGCCAGCAGTTGGGCAAACAACCCGGGATCGAGATGCCCGAACCAGTGGGCCACCTGCCGGCCGTCGCTCTTGGCGGTCACGTCGAGACTTGAACGGTCGCCGTGCTCCAGCCCTTCCGCAACGTCGGCGCCGATGGCGTAATCCTCGTCAGGGTCTGGCAGCTCCCAGACCAGCAGCATGTTCTCGAGGGAGCGCTGGCCACGCTCGTCCAGCTTCTCTGGCTTGCGAGCCTTCTCCCGCTTGCCGGTCACTGGGTCGATGTCGTAGACGATGAGCGGGGCCATGCAATCGCCCTCGGCATCCATGGTATGGATGGGGTCGAACACCAGGCGCCCAGAGGTCAGGAAGGCCTCCAATGGCGTGCTGGGGAACTCCTGCTTCATCTCTGCGCCCAGAGTGGACTCTTTCAGCACGTACCACTGCCGCTGCTCGTCGGTAATGGTGCAACCCATCGCCTTCTCGACCGCGGCGAAATACTCCACCTGGGCCTTGCTCATCACCACGCCGGATGCCGGCACGTCAGCACGATACTTGGGGTCCTGCCACCAGGCGAAGAAGTGGAACTTCCAGTCGAGCTGGCTGAGCTCACCGGTGGCGCGTGCCAGCTCGAGGGACTTCATGCTCATGGCGTGGAAGTCGCCGCCCACGCCTTCCGCTGTTGATTCGATGAAGGCCACGGCGCCCGGGTGGATCGCCTGCAGGGTACCGGTGCGCACCTCCTTGGCCTTCTCGGGGTACTTGGCGCAGATCTTCCCGTGCTCAGAGACATGCAGGCGCTGGACGGTACCGGACCGGAACGAGGTGGCCACCTGGATGCTGGAGCCATGCCGGAACAGGATGTGTCCGCCATTCGCCCCGCCCCGCCGGGTCACCACCTTGAACTGGGCCTTGAGCCAGCCCGGTAGGTTATCGAACGGGACTTCAATCTTGGTGCGGTAGATCTCGCCGGCGGCCGTCAGGTCCTGGGCGATGATCCCGCACTTGATGTTCTTGTTGAACAGCGCCTCATCCAGCAGGTAGATGTCGATGGCCGTGGAGAACCCAAGCTGGCGCGCCTTGAGGATGATGTTCAACCACCACATGGTCCGGAACAGCAGCTCCTGCGCTGGACGCAACCGGAAGCGCACCAACTGGCCCTGCTCGTTCTCGATCATGTAGAGGTTGTTCATTCGCCACCACTTGTCGCTGAGCTTCGAGCGGATGTAGGCCATCTGCTCCTGCTCAGTCATGAGGGAGATATCGAGTTCGGTCATTGGCGGATCCTCAGGCAATAAAAAACCCGCCGAAGCGGGTTGGTGTGTGATGCTGCTGTTATGCTCGTTCTTGCCATGCTGCGGTGATGGCGTTGACCTCACCTCTGGCTGCGGCGCGCCGCTTGACGTTCTCAGCCAACATCGTCACATGGCGGGGATCGGCAATCATGGCGCCCATCTCTACCAGCACGCCATTGCGGTAAAGGCGGTACGGCTCAAGGAGGATGCGCTCAATGGCGACAGTGGCAGCGTAATCAGGTGCGGCGTCACAGCCAATCGGTCGCGCTGCAGGCATAACTGGCGGTAACTCGTATTGCGCCTCCCTACCTGAGTCGATGGCATTGCCAACCTCTCTCGGTAACTGGTAGTCGGCAATGTAAACAGTCTTCCCAGTCTCGTCCTTGCGATAAATTCTCATCACCCCTCCAACAGATAATTCCTGCCAATTTTATCACGACATCAGCCCACCAGTCCCCATGTCGTGGAGCTCCGAGACCATCTCACTGACAGGGGTTGACTCACTGCCTCCACCCTTCTCGAGCCGGTCGGCCTCGGCGGTAAGCTTGCGAGTTGCGGCCCGGATGCGGCGGGTGTCCTCCTCTATCTTCGGCACGTTAACGGCATCAACCATCAGGGCGCTCAGGGTGCGCTCGATGGACTCAATCCGCTGGATGTTCCGGTCGAGAGCCTGCTCGGCTTTCAGGATCTTGTCGTAGAGCGCGATCCGGTCGGTCATCTCGGTGGCGGTGACCAGGTCCTGCTGCAGCCCCTTGAGCAGTTGGGTGACGGAGATAACGCGCGCCCGGGTGAACTCCAGCTCATCACGTAGTTGGAGTTCGCGGGCCTGGTCGAACAGCTCCTCGGCATCGAGGAACTTGGCGTAACCGCCATGGGTCAACGCCGGCCGGTCACCGGGCTTCCACTTCGTGACCGGGTTGGGGTTGCCAGGGTTGCCCTCGGTGAAGCGGCCGCTGCTGTCCCGGCCGTTTGTTTTCGGGTTCTGGGCTGAGTCTGTCGAGGTGTGTGTGGATGAGGATGACTTCTCCCCTCTTCCCTCTCCCCCTTTGGCCTTGGCCTCATTCCCTTTGGCTTGCGCACTTTGCGCAGATTGCGCAGTTTTGCGCACTTCGGAATGCGCAGTTTGCACAGCTACGCGAGATTTATCAGGTTGCGCAGGGGATTGCCCCCGGGATTTCAAATAGCGACGCGCCGAGTTGTAGTTCAGGCCGCGGCTGTCACACCAGTCTTTCGCACTGATGCCTGTCGCTTCATGCTCCTGCAGGAACTCTGCATTGAGCTGTGCCCAGTCGGTCTTTGCCATTTAGATGGATAGCTCGCCTTCCACAACTGCATCACCTGGCGCCGGCTGATGGGTAGCCGTGAGCTCGACGGTGGCGCCAGTATTGAGTAGCACCAACGCGGTGCCTTCTTCGTGGGACAGGACGCAGCGCACAACGCCGGTCGCCAGCCCCTCCATTTCCAGTTCTTCGTTCCAGTGCATGTCGTCCCCCACAAAGAGAAACCCCGCCTATCGGCGGGGCTGTGTGGCTGAGAGGGAATCGTAGGCTCGCTCGCAGGCTAGTCCTGATACTCGAGCTCTGTCATACGCTGCTGCCAGCTCACCCGCTCTTTCGTCAGCCCGGCTGAGCAGGTCGGCGAGCACCACGGCAGGCTGTTCGGCTGCCGGGCTTCCTTGGGGAGTGCTGGAATGGCTGGCGCACTGACTTGCTCGGGCTGCCAGGCGGCGGGCTTGTTCGCGCAACCGGCCAGACTCAATGCCAGCAGCAGCGGCATCAGCTTGTGCTTGGGCGATCTGTTCTTGTGCATGGTCTCTTACCTCATCGATTTCTGCCTGCCGGCGCTGCTCTTCCTCCCGAGCCTTCAGCTCAGCCTTGGTCCTCGCAGTAGCGAGGCGGGCAGCCTCTTCATTCCACTTTGCCTGCCAGGTCTTGCGCTCCCCCTCCTCCCCAGCAGCATGACCGGAGCGATAGAGCGCCGCCCCACTGCCGGCCAGGGCGGCTATCACCAAGGCACCAGCCAGGAACGGCAGCGCCTTGCTCTGCGGAGTAACACCCATCACTCCCCCTTGCACTTCGCATTGAGGCGCAGCCGGTCTTTCCAGAGCCCGGGGCAGACCCGGTTCCCTGGCGCCGAGCAGTCCTGGTTGCCGGCCCGCTTGAACAGCAGGATCGCTTCACAGGCCCCGGGGTAGTCGCCGGCGTTCAGGCGCTTCACGATGGTGGAGCGGCAGAAGGCGCCGGGGCCGATGTTGTGGGAGAGCTCGACATAGGCGTCGAACTCATACTGATGGAGTGGCACCTGGATGCAGGCCTTGAGGGCATCCTCGAACACCCGCACCTCCCGAAGGCTCCTGTTCACAGCAGCGACGGGCGTGATGGTGTCACCCATCTTGACCCCTTCGGTGCTCCCGAAGCCTATCGTGGGGAGCTTGGTGCCATGTACCGGGTCGGGGTAAGCCGTCGGCTCAAACCCCTCCCGATTCAGGAGTCCCACAAAGCCCGCAGCACTCAGGCTGAGCGCGGCAATGGCAATGCGGACCTTGTTCATTTTGCACCTCCCTGCTGGCGACGCGGCTTGATGATGTTCGACCAGATAAACCAGCCCATCTGAACCGCTATCCACATCAACGTGGCGGCCAGTACCCAGTCATTGAGCGAATACCCGGCCAGCGTCATGCCGGACACCACTACCGGCGGCGCGCTCTTTGCCACCCCCGCAGCGGCCGCAGCCGTCGCGAGCTCTTCTTCTTTCCCCATGCATCGCCCCTCCAGAAACGACAAAGCCCGCACGAGGCGGGCCAGAAATGAAAAAGGCCAGGGTCACGGGGACTCTGGCCATCTTTGAGCAATACTAACGCTGGGGCGGCGTGGATTCAACCAGCGCGCGACTGTCGGACATTACGGCATGGGGAGGTTCAATACCGCAAACATGCTAAGTGCGCATAGCGCCATCACGAATGACCACTGCATGATCTTTACTGCCAGACGATGCCAACGATTAGGCTTTGCGGTTAAACCCGACCTCTGAATCTCCAGCGCTACCGCTGCGTCCCCTTTCTCTCTTCTCATCCTATTCAGGGCATCTATAGAGTCCAAGTAAGACATGAATTCTGACCGAAGCGCATATATCCCTGCGAGGATCGTGCACAACAAGGAGACCCAGCACAACGCCAACATCCAGATGAACTTTGGCTCTTTGGGGATGTAGCTTTGCTGAAGTGCGACAAGACTGGTTAAAGCTGCTACGGACAGGGTGATAACGTTTCTTATCCAGTCATAATATGGCTTGTGATGCCTATCACTTGCCCTTTTCACCAACGCATTTAGCCCTTCAGTTTCCTGGGTCATATGCACCTTACTTCACCTTCCGGTACCGCTCTACCTGTTGCAGGAAGTAGGCCTGCATTTCCCCCTTGTAGTTCCCGGCCTCGCTCTCGGCTGGGATCTTGATCTCGGGGTTCCGCTCCTTCCACACCGCGTAGGCGGCAGCCTTCTCTATCTCCACCCTCTCCTGCTCTTCTTTCGGCAGGGAACACAGATTGAACGACATTGGCGACTCCACACTCTGAATTTGCCGAGATTTTACCTCAATCTGGAGTCAATCGCTCCATGATGATCTCCATCGTTGGCACCGCTATACTGTATTTATATACAGCACAATAGAGCTCCAAACATGTACGCAGTTCCCGACCTTGACGCCCCGGCGTTGGAAATCCCCCTGTTCCTCTCCCCGGCCGCCTGTGGCTTCCCGTCCCCCGCCCAGGACTACGTGGAGCAAACCATCGACCTGAACCAGCTCTGCATCGCGCACCCGGCCGCAACCTACTTCGTTCGAGCGGCCGGCGACAGCATGGTGGATCACGGGATCCGTGATGGTGACCTGCTGATAGTGGACCGCAGCCGCAAGGCGCGCCATGGCAGTGTGGTGGTCGCCGCGGTCGATGGCGAATTCACGGTGAAGGAGCTGCAGCTTGAGCCGTCGATAGCGCTTCTGCCTGGCAACCTGGCCTACCGGCCTATCCATTTCAGTAAGGGGCAGGAGCTGGAAATCTTCGGAGTGGTGACCGGTGTCGTGCACCTGATGCCAAGCCCATGAACAAACACTGCGCTGTTGCCCTAGTCGATGTGAACAACTTCTACGCCTCCTGCGAGCGGCTGTTCCGGCCTGACTTGAAGGGGCGCCCCATAGTGGTGCTCTCCAACAACGACGGCTGTGTGGTGGCCCGCTCAGCGGAGGCCAAGGCGCTCGGCATCAAGATGGGGGTCCCCTACTTCCAGATCCGCCAGTTCTTTGAGGCCATGGACGGGGTCTGGTTCTCCAGCAACTACGCGCTCTACGGTGACATGAGCCAGCGGGTGATGAGCATTCTGGAGGGGATGGCCCCGGCGGTGGAGGTATACAGCATCGATGAAGCGTTCATCGAGCTGAGCGAGAGATGGGCGGGCGATCTGGCGGAGTATGGCCGCCAAGTCCGCGAGCGGGTGCAGCAGTGGACGGGTCTCACCGTCGGGGTGGGTATTGGCCCTACAAAGACCCTGGCCAAACTGGCGAACTACGCCGCCAAGAAGTGGCCGGCTACCGGGGGCGTGGTGGATCTGCGGGATGAAGGCCGGCGCGCCAGGCTGATGGCCATCACCCCGATCGAGGAGGTGTGGGGCATTGGCCGGCGGCTGTCGGCCAAGTTGGAGGCCCAGGGCATCAAGACGGTGGCGGACCTGGTTGCTGCTGACCCCAAGGTGCTGCGCCGCCGGTATGGAGTGGTGGTCGAGCGCACCGTGCAGGAGCTGCGGGGGGTCCCCTGTGCCGAGCTGGAGCAAGAGGCCCAGGCCAAACAACAGATCATCTGCTCGCGCAGCTTTGGGGAGCGCATCACCCAGATCGGCCCTATGCACCAGGCGCTGGCCGGCTACATGGAGCGGGCGGCTGAGAAGCTCCGGGGGGAAGGGATGTGCTGCCGCCACGTCACCCTGTTCATCCGCACGAGCCCGTTCAGCGACAAGGCCCCCTACTACGGCAACCAGGTGAGCACCAAGCTGGCCATGCCCACCAATGACACCCGGGCGCTGCTGGCACTGATCCCCCTACTACTTCCCAGGATCTGGCGCGATGAGCAACGTTATCAGAAGGGGGGTGTCATGCTGGCCGACTTCACCCCGGCCCACATGCAGCAGGGCGACCTGTTCGCTGCGGAGCAGCAATCACCGCGCAGCGAGGCGCTGATGCAGGTCATCGACAAGATCAATCATGGGCGGCTGGGCAAGGTCTACTTCGCGGCCCGCGGCCGGGATACCCGGGAATGGATGATGAAGCGGGAGCAGCTCAGCCCCCGTTACACCACATGCCTCAGCGAGCTCCCCGAGGTGAAGGCATAGCCTTAGAAAGTCGGACCAACTTCGACCGCAACACATTTAGCCTGAAAGACTGTACATCTGGAATCGGCTCTGGATGAATAGCCAGCACCTTGATAAACACTCGCTGGGGGCTTCTCTTCCCTGCCTCACGTTTGCAGCTTCGCGTTTCCGCCAGCGTGTCCACATAGCGGAGGGAGCGGAGGTAAACGACAGCATCGCGAGCCACCTCAGCAGGAATGCCCAGCCGATCTGCCACCTCGTGAAAGTCAAAGAAATCGCCGTGGAGCAGTCCCCAGCCGGCGACTTGGAGAGCCATGGGTTTCAGCTTGCTTTCCATACCTCCTCCTTGGTGAAAAGTGGATGTCAAGGCATCGAAATTAGCCAAAACCCCGAGATGCCACTCGACTCACAAATTGCATGTTAGCATAAAAGGGACTCACTTTACCCTGCAACCCTTGCTGCGTAAGGGGTTCAGAGGCTATTGGCTACGAAAAACACAACCTTTACGCAAGCAAAAAAAAGTTATTTAAATTTTCCATGTTCGATCATCAGACTTGCATTTACCGGATCTGGTGGATGAAAACCCGTTCGCTGTGAGCGTCCACTAACATCACTGATATAACTCACAATTTACCCACAGCAAACAGGTTATCCACACGTTGCAATCCTCTAACAACCTCACTATCGTGTAGTTCGGACGTAAAGAGGCACTATATGTTGTGCCTACACCAATAGAGCCACGAGGAGTAATCCATGACGAAGAGCAGAGTACTAAGTAGATACATCCCGGGCGCACCGCCGCCCACAACCCGGCAAACAAAGGGGGTTCCCCATGCCACAACCAAAACGACCACCTGGTCGCAACCACACACCAACCAGAAATAAAAAACCACCTTTCAGAAACTGACAAGGTGGTTCTTAGAAAAAATCCACATGGCTTTCCGCGAGGTTTGCATGGGGATCTTGATATCGATTTTAGTTACTGCAGTGCAGCCCTACTTAACTGATGGCTCTTGGGGTACCAGCCCAGAAGCTATCAAGGTGCAATACTACCAGTTGTAACTACAGGGCCTTCGGGCCCTTTTTTTTCACGAAAGAACTCGCGAAAATCTCAACCAAAAGTTGACCGTTTTGGTTGCTCAATAATGATCAATTCACTAGCGAAAATCAACCGCGGTTGATGTTTAAATCGTACCTGAAAACGATGCAGTGTGAGCGGCCAACATCAGAGCTCACTTTACGCATCGATTTTTTTATCCATTTTTCAACGGCTTTCGAACGCCACGTTCGCCGTTTCCAACGTGATTGTTTCCACGTAACTGCGATAAAAATCTTCTCATGCAGCCCACATTTCCCGCACCTGACGATCCATGATTCGAGACAGGTCAGACGCCTGATGGATCACCTCATCAACCAACCGCTCGACATGCAGGCGCATCTCCTGGCCGAACCGGCGCGACACCAACTCAGCATCGGGCACTACTCGCCCGGTACCGTGGCACTTCGGGCACTCGTCCCCCCGGCGTGGCCGCAATCCGGTTCCCTTGCAGTGTGGGCAGCGCCCTGATTGCATCATCTCGGCCACGCAGTGGTCATTGGCCAGGGACAGGATCCCGTTTCGCTCATCCAGCAGGCGCTGGTATTCGTGATCATTCCGCGCGCGGTGCGCCCGCTTGGCCTTTTCCATCACCACGGCCGCCCGGCGGCGCTCCTTGTCATAATGCGGGTGGGACAGCACCAGGCGCTCCAACTGCTCAGGCAAAGGGCGGCGCAGCAGGATAGCCATGGCCATACCGCCGGCATCGCTGCTGCCAAGAGTGGTGCAGAAGTGGGCCAGCAGCCCCTGAATCGCCGCCTCATCACTTAGGTGATCGGCCATCAGGAACTGGAGCCCCTGGGGGTTGTTCTTTGCAGCAACCTGCAGGGCGCCGATGAACTCGTCCCGGCCCAGAGCATTGAACTGCCTGCCGGCGGCGGGCTCATGGAGCACCCCCTTCGGCGAGAATAGGCGCAGAGCCATTTCGATAGAGTTGGTCATGGGCTGGTCCTCTGGTCTTTGGTCTGATCGAAAGCGGCAAGCAGCCAGGCGCGCAGCTGGCCGGATTGGATGTGCTCTGGCGTGGCTTCGATGACGGTCCACCCCAGCAGGGCTGCCTCGTTCATCTTGGCGCGGTCCTCCACGAACCCCTTGCCGCGGGTGTGCCGGCCGCCGGAGTGGATCCCGCCATGGATCTCGACGGCGATCATGCGGGTGGGCCAGGCGAAGTCGAGGCGCCAGCGGCGCTTGGGGTGAAATACCAGCTCGGTTGTGGGGTCAGGGAAGCCAACCAGCTGGGCCAGCACCTTGCCGTGCAGGGCATCCGCCTGCTGCGCCTTCTTGACCTTGTTCACTACAGTCTTGGCTTTCGGGTGTTTGTCCAACATGCGAGCAGCGTCGATAGCTGATAGACGGATCACAGGCAGCCACTCCATTTTTCTAACGCGCCAATGATCACCAAATCAGTTATCACCGGCAGAACTAGGCTCCAATAGGACCAGTCCGCGCCAAATTGAAATTTCATCATCCAGTAAACGATCGCAGTGATCATGCCGCCCTCCCGATGATGTTCTTGCGCAGCTCGGCCACTTCCCGGGCTACCTGCTCCAGCAGGGCCTCCTCGCTGCCGTGCTCAACCTGCCAGCTCCTGGGGGCGGCGTGGAAACCGGTGGGGTAGCAAGCTCGGTGATGCCGGGGGCACAGCGGCAGCACTCTGGTGTGCTCGGCGCGCTGGGCCATACCAGACCCAGAGCGCACATGATGGATTTCCGCTGGCGTGGCGCCATGCCCGGCATTGCGGCAGGCAATGCAACCCAGGGAGGCAACGTCGGAGAGGTGCTGCTGGTCAACCTTGGTCTTGCTCATGCTGCCGCCCTCCCGTATGCCGCCACCCAGTCAAAGCCGCGGCGGGATTCATCCCCGAACTTCACGCCCTGCTGGGCGCCGAAGGATTGGGCCAGCTCAATGAGATCGCGCATCTCGCGCACGGTCATCTTGGAAGTGGACTTACCCAGCACCACGAAGCCATTGCCGTCGATGTTCGGCACCACGTCCTGCTGGTACAGGGCGGCGGAAAGAACGTGCTTCCAGTCCTCCTTGGAGAGCTTGCGGCCATGCCAGTTGACCTGCTCGGCGATGTCGGTCATGACGGCCCAAAACAGAGCGTTCTGGGCCAGGCTGCGAGTCATCTCCTTGATTTCGATGACCAGCGGCTTGTCCTGGTCAACCGGCAGACCAGCGACCAGCTGGCAGGCCCGAGTCCGGATATCTGAACTGCGCAGGAAATACTTGGGGTAGCTCATGCCGCCACCTCGCCGGTCAGATTCAAGCACATCTGGAGCTTGGCATGGATGGCTGCTTGCTCATGACTCAGCGCATGCTTCTCGAAACGGCGGCGAGCCAGACCCTGCCCATGCAGCGTACCGTTGGCAACAGACACAGCCTCTCTGCGGGTGAAGTCGTGCTGCCAACTTGTCAGCTCATGGGTAGTGCGGATCAGCTCTGCCATCCAGTTGAAGGCAAGGATATAGAGCTCCTTGAACCGGGCAGCCTGCTTGCCGGTGAAGCCCATTACGAGGAAGACCATGCCATCTTTGGTGATGAGATATTCAGGTCGTGCCTCACCCTTTCCGTCTCGATACTCAACCAACGCAAAATTGCGCTCGTTGAAACTGGCACTGCACTCAAGACATGAGATTGCGCGTAAAACATCAGCGTGACGCTTACCGAACAGCTCAGATATCTTGCGAGAAGTGGTAAACACCTCCCCGTGCTGGGCAATCACCAGCTCACGGAATTGGGCCTCTTGGGATTGTGTCAGGGTAGTCATGCTGCCACCGCCTTAGCCGCAGCGGCCTCGGCAGTGGGGAACGGCGAGAGGCGGTAATGCCACACCTGCTTGCCGTCGATGTTCTGGTTGCTGGAGTGCTTCACCCAACCGTGGCAGCAGACTTCGCGCAGTCTGGCGCTGATGGCGGCCTGGGTGTCAGCGTGGCCGTAGCGGCTCCAGCACTCGCGCTCGATGTCGCGCAGGGTGCGGGATTTACCGTCGCTCATGATCGCAATTACGCGGCCCAGCTGGGTCGCTACGGATAGATCTCGGGTATGTGGTTTGGTCATGGTCTGGGTCCTTTGGTCAAACTACCGGGTGGTCTAGGTCCGGCACTGGCAATGGTACGGCGCGCTACACCCCGTGTCACTGGTTGGCAAGGCCCTCCCCTTCGAAGTTATCCACAGCCCCAAACGCAACACCACGCCGCAACACCAGTACTGGCGCGCCTCTCAGCCGTTCGACCTCCTCCGCCACTTGCTCAGACGTCGTGTCGAGCACCAGCCAGTGCCCTGCCCCGCGCTGGCAGTCCGTATGCCCCAGCACGGCGATCTCGTCTGCCACCTCCAACAGCACCCGTTCCCCGCACCATCCCCGAACGGCCGGATAGATCACCACCCGGCAGAATTTCGCGGCCTTGACCGCGGCGATTACGTCAGGATTGAACATTCGCCATCCCTCCACGCTTGAACAGGGCCTTGAGGCTTTCCACGCCGCGCTGGCCGGCTTGCTGGTAATACTCTGGGCTGTGCTGGATTTGTTCCCGCGAAGGCAACCCCTTGCGAACTTCAGCCCCCAAGTCCTCCCCGGCGACAACCCGGCGCAGCAGCTGGGTGTATGCCTGCTCGAACACTGGCCGGTAGGCATCCAAGCCCAGGGTCTGGCGCTCCCAGCTCGTAGCCTTGGCGGCCAGCTCCACTGCAGGATGGGTAAACCGGCGGGTGCGCACCTCGACCAGCGCGGCGTCCACTGTCGGCAGGCCCAGCGACTCAGGCGTGATCTGGCACCACCTGATAAACCTGCTGGTGCTTGGGAACCACTCCCCGCCCTGGCTTCGTGCGGTTCGCATTCCCTGGCTCAGCTGATCACGACTGGTGCAGTTGGCCTCGACCAGCGCAACCGTCCACTCTCGAAGCGCCCTGGCCTGCATCTCGGGATTGGGGAAAGCTCGCTGCCAAGCAGGAAAGATCACTTTGAGCTGCTCGAACAGCTTGGCGACCACCTGGGTATCCTGCTCGGTTACCACCGCAGCAACCGGGCGGACCGGCGTGGCGGGCAACTCGCTCGGCATGCTGGTCAGCACCTCGCTCAACGGTTTCATGGCCATCAGTACCCCTCCTGAATCAACTGGTTGAGCTTGTCGGCAGTCATGGTTTTGGTCAGATCCCACTCGTCCCCGCGAGCTGGCTGGCGCACCACCCCGGCACGCTTGGCGGTGAGCTTGTCCCACTGCTTGCGCAGGGTCTTGGGGCACAGCACGTTGGCTGACCAGAACGGGTCGAGGTTGGCCCACTTGAACAGCGAGCAGATTTCGTGATGGGTGTACCCCAGTTGGGTTCGCATCAGGCGGATATCGTTCGCCCACTGCGCCCAGTTGGGGGTCTTGGCCGTCGGGTTCACCACAAGCACCTTGCCGTGGATGAACTCGGCAGCGGTCAGGTCGTCCTGAGTGCCCCAGAATTTCCCGTTCGTGGTCTGAATGGCAGCATCAGGCCGAACCTTCTCGACAGCAGCAGAAACCGATTCAACAGCGCCGGCGTCGGGGAGCGCGTCAGCGTTCTTCGACGAAGAGATCTTTATCTTTTCCTTTCTTTGATAGTTTTCTTTTGTTGTGGACGGATTTCCGTGATTCGAATCTCGGATTTCCGTGATTTCACTCACGGATTTCCGTGATGCTTTCACGGATTTCCGCGCTGAATCTCTGGACTCAATTTTGTCCGAAATCCATTCAGAAATGACCTTGTTTACCGCCACCATGAAGAAGATGCCGCTCCCCCTCTCTATCTTCAGGATGTTGCGCTTCTCTAGCTCCACTACCGCATCCTTGATGCGATTACTATGAAGACCTGTCAGCTCTGCCAGATAGCCGGTATGAACGCGATCCTTCGCCTTGCGGTAGCCATAGGTTTGACGGATCACCGCCATTACCACCTGGCTCTGTGTGCCGCTCATTTTGGTGCGCATCAGCGCATCCAGCAGCTCATTGGCAACACGGGTAAACCCATCATCAAGATCTGCGACCACGCGGGCCTCCTTCTGAGGGGGGGGATGTGGGGCACTGGGCTCCGGGAATTTGATAACGGTGTTCATGCTGCCCCCTCTGAAAACAAGGTAAGCTGCTCTGTGTCTGTGTTGTGCGGGTCTTGAATTGGAGTCATAGCGGCACAGATCCGCTTTTCGGAGATCTTGTAATATGCATCGTCCATCTCTACCCCGATGAACTGAAACCCTTCACGTATTGCAGCAACCCCAGTGCTGCCGCTCCCCATAAACGGATCAAATACCCACCCGCCTGGGGGAGTTATGAGCCGGCACAGCCAGCGCATAAGCTCTGTAGGCTTTACCGTGGGGTGGTTGTTCCCTTTCGTAACCGCATTCTCCACCTGGCGCAGGGTGACCCCATGCTTGAACTGGGGGCCGGGATCATCCATCCCTTCGTGCCGGTCTTTCCGGGAGGCCTTGGCGCAGTAGAAGAAGCGGGACGCGCTACCGCTATCACCGTGAAACGAGCTCCCCCGCTCGTCGATATTGCCCTTGAAGGTGCCAAAGGTGTTTCTGAACTTGTCGCCATTGCGGGCATGCACTGGGGCCGCAGCTCCAGCCTGGGCCGGGAACACAGACACAACCTCCGCGCTGCCGTCGTGGCAGAGGTTGGCTGGCCAGCGACCACCATCCCCACCGACCCGGCAGCCGGCAATATTGAGCGCCCCTGGACCGTGGGCCTGCACGTTGGCGGCCACGGTGCCCTTGAACGGCTTGCGGGCCAAGGTGATCGGCTCCAGCGCCGGCTTGAGGGTGGTCCCCCACCCTTCCCAGTCGCCTTTGAGGTTATGGGACTTGGGCATTCCTGACCCATAGACCCACCCCAGCATCCCATCCCTGCCAAACGAGGCATCCAGCAGTTTAAGCTGTTCTGGGGAAAGACTTTCGATCAGGGCCTGCGCAGTTTCATTGGTGTCGTAGAGGAATGACACCATATCGCGGATCTCAAAGCCGGCGTCCTCTATGTTGACGGTCATGCGGTGATGAGTGCGGGTGCCGGCGAACGCCAGCAGGTGGCCGCCAGGTTTCAGGATGCGCAAGCACTCTGCCCAGACTTCCACACTAGGCACATCGTAGTCCCACTTCTTGCCCATGAAGCGAAGGCCGTATGGAGGGTCAGTCACGATGCTGTCTACTGAGTTGTCCTGTAGCGATCTCATGATGCTGAGGCATTCGCCAAGGTAGAGTTGTACGGTCATGCCGCCACCTCCTGCTCGGTGTAGGGGCAAGCCGGGCACTCAAAGGCGTGATCGTCGGTACCGGAACGCAGCTCACTACCGCACAGCGGGCAGTGATCGAGGTCGTGCGGCAAGGGGTGGCCCCCATGGGCCATGGTTGAATCGGTCATTTCTTGGGTCCTGTTTAAAAAAAGCCCGGTGGTAAGGCGGGCCTGGGGAAATTAGGCGCTAGGCTGCGCCTCGGCACGCTCAACAGTGCGGGCCTCGAGTTCGCGAGCAAGGCGAACGGCTTGGCGATCGGTGCCAGCGGCATGTGCGGTCGAAATCAGCGGCTCATCGAGGGCCAGGGCCAGCTCATGCATGACGGCCTTCAAAACGATGTTGTCGCGATCGCTGACGTACTGGGATGCCGGGCGCGGCGGTCTGGCTAGGGTGTTCATTGGTTACCTCCCGAGAACGAAATTGATGAGTTTTTGCAGTGGGCGGAGTGGGCGCTCTTCGTTGTATGCGGCCTCATCCTCCTGGGTGAACTGCAGCAGGCCCCGCTCGGGCAGGCCGGATCCCTCAAGGATTTCTTCGACGGTCACGGGCGGGAACCCTTGTTCAACCAGGCTCCGGTTGGCTCGTTTTACGGCTCTCGCCAGGATCTGCGGCTCGTGCTGAGATATTGCCTTGAGCAAGATGAGCAGCGAGGTGCGGGCGAATGCAGTTTCGGTCATGTTCATTTCGGCGCCGACTTCCTTCCACACCTGGCGCTGCGCGGGGTTTCCGCGAACGCGAAGTGGAGAAATGGTGCTCAGATTTTCATGGTCTGGCTGGGCAATTCTTCCCATTGGGGTGGTCCTCTGTTGGTACTGAACCAGGCCGGTGGTCAGGCGGCCTGTTGGGTTTCAGGTTGATCGGGGCGGTAATCCTCAAGACAGAAGTCAAGACGACCACCGGAAGCGAAATGAATGCGCGTGGCATACTTGGCCGGGATTACCTCCGGCCACTCAGATACGGTGCTTTTGGTAACGCCCAAGGCGCGAGCCATTGCGTTACTTCCGCCAAAAAACTGGATGGCTTGATGTTTCTTCATTGGTCTGGGTCCTGTTGTGGGTACTGACAATACAGAACCCATTTTGGTTCGCTTTTCCGAACAAGTCAACCATCGGCATCGCGCACAAGAAATAGGACAGAATAGGGAAGTGTTTTTTTATTCGAACGAGAGCGACATGACCTCTTTCAGAGATCGACTGAAATACATGCTCAATGAGCGCGGCTGGAAGCAGGCCGATCTGGTGCGCAAGTCAGGTGTAAGCAAAGCGGTCATATCCGTTTTGTTTTCTGACCCGCTCAAGGATCTGCGCGTCAGTAGCCTGCTCTCTATCGCCAAGGCTCTCGGCTGTGACCCGCTATGGCTTTATACCGGCAAAGAGAGCGGCACCTATGTAGCAGATACGCACCTCGGCAAAGTAGCGGTATGGGAAATGTCAGACCTCACCGAGCACCCAACCGATGCCCTGCACACCCTTGATGGGCGCGACACCATATACAGCGATTACGATGGGCAGCTAATCGGTATCATTGCTAACGATGACAACCTCGCGGGCTCCGGCATCAAGAGCGGCGACATCTGTGTTATCGACCTGGCAGATCGCACTCCCCGCCACAACGACGTGGTGCTGGCAAGGATAGTCAGCAGCCAACAAGATAGACTGCTCAAGGCGCTTGATGGCCTGTCTGGCATAACCCTGGTGACTGACGACCAGCGCCTGGGTGTGGTGCCCATCAAGGACGCGATTGTCTTCGGCCGCATGGTTGAACTGCGCCGGAACACAAAAGAGTAAAAGCATGCACCTCAATTAAGCCCGCATCGCGCGGGCTTTTTTGTGCCCGCTCTTTGGCGGAACAGCACCCTGTCAAAAAATAGTTCGTAAAACCGAACATTTTCTATTGACGCAAGTGTTCGGCAATATTAACCTTTGCCTTGTTCGGTAAAGCAATCGAACAGACCAAGACCGATAGCAGCAAGGGGCAGCGTGGAAGGCGGCCAATCGTGGTGAAGGTCTTGGGGTGGTGGCAGTGAACAATGAGGCGGCAACTGCCATCGATCCCGCCTAGTTCGTAGCAACACGCGCAGCGTGTTTATCCGAACCGAGCTTGCTGGAAGGTGAGCGCACAACGAACCGACCGGGCTACAGCCTTTAACTGGATGCTAGCGGTCGCCGGATCAGGTAACCGGCAACATCGGAGATTAGGCAAGCGGTATGCCACCTCATTTGGGATGAGGACTTCACAGGTTCGAACCCTGTATCTCCGACCAAATTAAGACACCCGGCAACAGGACCCGGCCCCTCACCAGGGCAGCAGTGTGAAGCGCCTGACCAGCGCGTAAGAACGACAAAGCCCGCACAGGGCGGGCTTTGAAGGACTGGGGTACCACCCCCAATCGGAAGTCGCCAGGGGACCAACCCCGGCAAACAGGACCCAGCATGACGAATCAAGTGGGTATTAGCGAGGACCAACTCGCCAACAGGAGTGAATGTACCATGACCAAGCGCATTTTTTCCAGAGCCGCGAAACGAGCTGACCAGATCGTTGCCGCCATCGCCGACCGCCTGAACGGCAACGCCGCACGACGCCGGGCCATCAAACAGCGCCTGCATATCGCCATGCTGGCCACCGAGCAGCATCACATCGTCGCCGCCCGCGCCGCCCAGCGCCGCACTACCGGCTTCACCAAGCACAGCGCCCTCCTCCACTGGCGCGCCGAGTTCCACCGCAACGCCGTCTGACCCGGGTCTGGCGCTTCCCTCATAGCGCCGTAGCCAAAGCCTCTTTCTCAAGCACCGCAAGGATGCTTTGGCTTCGCTCACGCCAAATTCGGCTGAGCTCGCTCTTTAACAACTCGGAACCGGCTCACAACCACGAATCCCGATGCCGGTAGGGATGCGCCGATAACCCGTCAATTCGGAAAGCGGCGCGTGAACGTGAACGGCGGCCACTGGCAACAGTGGCCAGCCTGGAGCCCCTTTGCAACAGGGGGTTGCAGGCTGACAGCGGAGCCAAACAGATTCATAATGCCCAGTCCAAAACAAGGAGGGTGCATGAATCGAACTAGGGCTTTGCTTGGCGCAGTATCGCTGCTCATATCTGGCATTTCTTCGGCAGATGAATGGGCATCAATGGCAATCACGCCGGGGGTTGGCAGGCTTGAGGTGGTCAGCAACTACCTCATTTTCTCATCGAGCACTAACTATGACGTTGAGATACCGCCAAAGATACCTGATGGCAGTCGAATCCAGATCCGCTACAAGAAGGACGGAAGCTGGATTGATGGTAGTTTCTTCGTTGCCGGGATCAGCGCTAGGGGGGATTTGTGCTGGCTGCACAGTGAGCTGCCATCACAGTACAGTAAGTCTCCAAGCGACACGATCTACGTGAAGCCGTGCCGGTATAAATAATGGCGCTCACGCGCCACCAGACCAAGCCTAGCAACCGCTGGGCTTTTTCATGGATTGACAACCATGCCAATGTTTCTAGATACTATAAAAGCAACGGCAAAATCCGTTGCCGGGATTGGCGTCCCGAACAGTACTAAAGCGCACGACACGCGCCAGCGTGTTTTTTTATGTGCGGCCCAGTAGTACCCGCAGTTTCAGTTATGGCGGGCTGGGCGGGAGCTCTTCGGAGCGCCGGTTTCCCTTTAGTCGCCGGTACGCCAATCCCGCCCAGTTCGCCACCAGAAAATTGGCGTTGATGGTGGCGATTCACTTTGCACTAAAGGAATCTGACCATGAATACCCAACTCACTGTTGCTAATCACTCCATATCCATTACTGCCAACGGCATGTACAACCTCAACGACCTGCATAAAGCCGCCATCGCCCAAGGCAAGGCCACCGCATCGCACAAGCCCAGCGAGTTCAAGCGTTTCCATAGCGACTTTATTGCGGCGGTAGAAGCCAAAGCGGGCCTGCCCGCTTTGGTAACCACTAGGGGTGGCAACAGGCCGGGCACATGGGCTGTTGAATTGGTCGCCATGAAATATGCGGGCTGGATTGATACCACTTATGAAGTCGATGTTTACGCTGCCGCTCAAGCCGCCCGCCGCAGCGAAAGCGAAGCACTACACCGCCAGCTTGCCGAGCTGACTGATAATGACATCCCCTTCCCGCCAGTTGCCAGCGAACTACACAAATGCAGCGGGCAGCAACTAGCCAAAGCTCTCTGCCACAAGCTGGGCGCCACCCGTTACATGCTCAGTATCGAGCCAGACAGTGGCAGCATGAGCGGCCGCCACGGCGGTGACTGCCTCACCCTCTGGCCGGTGGCCGACTGCGCCCACGTCATTGACCCAACCGATCCGCGCGATATGCAGCGCATGCTCGACCTGATGAGCAATGACGACCTGACCGACCTGATGAAGCTGACCCTGGCTTCTGTCACTCGGCGCACCAAATCGCTGATACAGCCACGCTAACCAGCGCCAGTTTCAACCAACAACCCCAGCCTTCGCGCTGGGGTTTTTGTTTTTACCACCACAGGACCCAGACCATGAAGCAACTGACCGAAGCCCAGCTGATGGGATTTCGCGGCTCTATGCCGCCCCGCACTCAACACCGCTACAGCGTGACCGTCGAACCCAGCGCAGCAGAGCGCCGGCTTGCCCACCAACGCACCGCTGCCCGCCGCGCCATTGAGGAGTATCACGAAGCGCGCGCCCTACAGCGTGAAATGGAGATCTGGCCATGAAAAATGCAGATATGCCGGCAGCGCCCGCTCTCAATGGCGACAATGAGCCGGCTGATTTTGGCCACTCATTTTACAGGAATGGCAATCTTGCTAGCGGCCTCACCAAGCGCGAGATGATTGCAATGCACATCATGTGTGGCGTCGCATCTGACCCTGCTCGTTTTACTCCTGAGTACGGTGCGGAGCAGGCGGTGCGGTATGCCGACGCTCTGTTGGCTGAGCTGGAAAAGGGGGGAGCGTCATGACCCGAGACAACGAATTGCTTGCCCTGCTCGAAAGCCGCGAGGCCGAGGCCAACGCCGAAGCTGAGTGGGTTGCACAGTGGGTCGAGATCAACCTACCGCGGCTGCTGGCCGGCCTGCTCGATACCGACGCAGCCACCCTGCTCGCCGAGGTGGACGCCGAGCGAGCCACCCAACTCAACCAGGCCATCTACCTGCTGATGGTGTCCGGTGACAAGGTGCCGCTCACCCTGCAGATCCAGCAGGTGCTGGACGCCGGGCTGAGAACCCTCGCCCAACAGGCATGGAATGAGCACGTTGCCCAACTGCACGACGCCATGAGCGAGGAGCAGTGGCAACAGTACCAGCACAGGAGCGCAGCATGACCATTAAGCACACACCGGAACCGTGGCATGAATGCGCGGAGGGGAAATGCGGCTGCGGTCAGATTCTTGGCCCAGAGTCTGTCTACATAGCCACAGTGAAAGACCCAGCCACTCGACGCCGCATCGTGGCCTGCGTGAATGCATGCCGTGGCCTGCCCACTGATGAACTGGAGCAGAAAGGCCTTGTCGCTGCCGTTGGTACCCAGTTGCTGGCAGCAGACGACCGAGCAGAAGGGCAGGAGCGAGAAATTCGCAAGCTGGCCCGCACCACAGCTGACGCAGAGAACAAACTTGCCGACGCGCTCGACCAGTGCGACGAGCTGCTTGCAGTGCTTAAAAAACTTTCCGGTGACGTAGAGGAGCTGATGAAAGAGAGCGGTGGCGTCTATGGCCTGCACCAAAATGGCGAACCTGCGCCATGGGCTGAACTGGTTGCGGGTGGGCGGCATGAAACTTGGCTGCTCAGCCTGAGCGATGCGGCGGAGCTTATCGCCAAGCTCAAGGCTGGTGCTGCATGAACGCCGCCGTCGATACCAGCCTGGCCCTGCCACAGGGGTTGGTGCTGGGACTCACCAACGAGGAGTACCACTCCGGCCCCGGGATCAGCAAATCCCAGCTCGACGACATCGCCGAGAGCCCGGCCACTTACATCTGGCGCAAGAGCGCGCCGGTCGATGAGGAGAAGCTCAAGGCGCTGGACATGGGTACCGCCCTGCACTGCCTGCTGCTCGAGCCGGAAGAGTTCAAGGGCCGCTTCATCATCGCCCCTGAATTTAACCGCCGCACCAACGCCGGCAAGGAAGAGGAAAAGGAGTTTCTGGCCAACTGCACCGAGCTGGGCAAGACCATCATCTCGTTCGAGGATGACCGCAAGTTACAGCTGATGCGCGAAAGCGTGTTCGCCCACCCGGACGCCCGCTGGCTGCTGGAACAGGACGGGCTATGCGAAGGGTCGCTCTACTGGACTGACCGAGAGACAGAAGAGCTCTGCCGCTGCCGGCCAGACAAGAAGCTCAACAACTTCCCCATCATGGCGGACGTGAAGAAGGTGGACGACATGGGCCGCTTCGAGCGCCACGTCGAAGAGTTCCGCTACCACGTCCAGGACGCCATGTACTCGGATGGCTTTCGCGAAATTTACGACGAGATCCCGGACTTCATCTTTATCGCGGTCAGCTCATCCATTGAGTGCGGCCGCTACCCGGTGCGGGTTCGCCCGCTCGAGCAGGAGTGGAAAGAAGCAGGCAAAGACCTCTACCGCCGCGACCTGCGCAAATTCCACGAGTGCCGCGTCAATAACGACTGGCACGACCTGATACCACTTACCCGCCCGGCATGGGCAAGGAGAGCAGCGTGAACAATACCCAGATTGCCGAATACGGCAACCAGCAAACCGCAGTGGCCCCGCAGGGCATGGGGCAAAACCTCACCCTCGACGTGGCCAGCATGAACTCCATGGTGAGTCTCGCCAACATCATGGCCACCGGCAAGGCAACCATTCCTCAGGAATACCGCAACAGCCCGGGCGACTGCCTGGCAGTAGTGATGCAGGCGGTACAGTGGGGGATGAACCCGTTCGCTGTGGCGCAAAAGACCCACTTCGTATCCGGCAAGATTGGCTATGAGGCGCAGTTGGTCAACGCCGTGATTACAGCACTAGCCCCCACTCGCGACCGGCTCCACTTCGAATGGTTCGGTGACTGGAGCAAGGTGATTGGCAAATTCGACATCAAGAGGAACCAAGATGGCAAGGAGTACCGCCAGCCAGGCTGGTCACTGAAAGATGAAGAGGGCCTTGGCATCAAGGTCTGGGCCACCATCAAGGGTGAGGATGAGCCGCGGATGCTGGAGCTGTACTTGGCTCAGGCTCGCACCCGCAACTCCACGCTCTGGGCTGATGACCCGCGCCAGCAGCTGGCCTATCTGGCCACCAAGCGCTGGGCGCGCCTCTACTGCCCGGACGTCATCATGGGCGTCTACACGCCGGACGAGTTCGAAGGTGAGCGGGTCGAGCGGGATGTAACGCCGCCTTCATCTGGTAACCGCACCCTTGATGCAATGCGCGGGCAGCGGCCGGTGATTGAGGCTGACCCTCAGCATCAGCCAGTGCAGCAACAAGAAGTGGATGCTGGCGAGCAAGTTGACCACGCCAGCGCCTACGCCGACCACAGCGCCGCCATCCATGTGGCCAGCGATATCACCGAGTGGCAGAAGGCCTACACCGATGCTTGGGAGTGGGCCAATGGAACCGGCGATGCCAACATCATCGCCGGCATCAAGCAGCTCGCCGGAGAGCGCAAGCGCCAACTCGACCAGCCGCAAGCGTAACCAACCACTCAAACCCATCAAGCCCGCTAACCAGCGGGCTTTTTTATGGCTCACCGCCACAAGGACCACGACATGACCGAGCAAGCCAAGACCGACACCGCCCAGACCCAGCTGGTTGTCATCGAACCGACCACCGCCGTTGCCCTGTTTACCGAGGGGCATGGCGTGACTGAACTGCTGGCCGACATTCGCCAGAAGGCCTCCAGCCTTGTTCCTGACGTGACCACCACTAAGGGGCGTAAAGAGATCGCCAGCGTCGCCCACGCTGTCGCCCGCACCAAAACCTATATTGATGGGCTCGGCAAAGAGCTGACCGACCAGTACAAAGAGATCCCCAAGCGCATCGACGCCAACCGCAAGGTGCTGCGCGACACCCTGGACGCCCTGAAAGACGAGGTACGCGCCCCGCTCACCCAGTACGAAGCGGCAGAGGAAGCCCGGGTGGCAGCACTGCAATCCCGACTGGCCCGCCTCAACGAACTGGGCTCCTCTGCCAGCATCGAGATCGCCGCCGCCAACCTGCAGGTCATGCTGAATGAGGTCGAGCAGAACGCCCTGGACGACACTTGGCAAGAGCTGCTGCCACAGGCGACCGTCGCCAAGGAACTCGCAGCCAAGCGCCTTGGCGAGACGCTGGCGGCCCGCCAGAAGTACGAAGCCGAGCAGGCCGAACTAGAACAACTGCGCCAGAAGCAGGCCGAGCAGGAGCGCATCGACCGGGAGCGCCTCATAGCCGCGCAGGCTGCAGAGCAGGCCCGCCTCCAAGAGGAAAATCGCCAACGCCTTGAGCGTGAAGCCGCCCAGCACCGCGAGCAGGAGGCCCAACGCCAAGCTCAGGTAGCACGTGAGCGTGAAGAGCAAGCCCGTCGCGATGCCGAAACCGCCGAGCTGGCACGCCAGCAGGCCGAAGCCAACGCCGCTCGCCAGGCAGCGGAGGCTGCAACCCGCGCCGCCGAGCAAGAGCGCCAGCGCATCGAGCGCGAACAGCGCCTGAAAGCCGAAGAAGATGCCAGCCGCGCTGCAGATCGCGCCCATCGAGGCCGCATCAACAGCGCCATCCTGATGGACCTGATGGGCCTGGGGATTGAGGAGGAAAAAGCCATCAACCTCATCAAGCACATCGCCAGCAACAAGATCGACCACCTGACCATCAACTACTGATCACCCGCCCCGCCACCAACGGGGCTTTCGCTTTCCAAACAGGACCCCGAGTCATGACCACCGAACTGAACCCCAGCGAGGCAACCAGCCTTGCCCTGAACACCCTCACCAGCCAGATCCGCAACATCCTGCTGATGCCGGACGGCCCGGCCAAGGCCGCCATCGGCAGCTTCGAAACCCTGCTCAACGCCAACCTGACCATGATCAGCGAGGCCGCCAACGCCCACATCGACGAGTTCAATGGGCTCATCGACCAACTGGAAGCCCGGGATGGCGAGCTGCTCACCCAGGCGTCCCTGGTCAGCGAGCTGCGCCAGCAGGTTGCCGAAGCCGAGCAGCGCATTACTACCGCACGACAAGAAGGCGCCACCGGGTTGGAAGCCATGGACGCCGAGCTCTACAAGCTGCAGCGCACCCTGAACGACGTCCAGACCAAATACAGCGCCTTGCAGTACAGCGCCCGCCAGCTCGAGCGCCAGTTGACCGACCTCAACGCCATGGACCCGGCAGGCATGAAACGCCGCATCAAGGAGAAGAACGAGCTGCTTGAGGAGCAGCGCACCGCCATCGCCAAGCACAAGAGCAACGAGGCCGCCTACCGCGCTGAAGTGTTGAAGCTGGAGCGCCGTATCAGTGAGCTGCTGGGCGTCATCAACGATCAGGATCGTGAGCTGGAGCGCCGCCACACCGTCATCATGGAGCTGGAAAGCGCCCGCGCCGCCAAGCTGGTCTGGCACAAACACCTCGCCAACACCTACAAGGGTGAGGATGGCATGCTCTGGAACGTCTATCTGGTGGATCACGGCCTGAAATCCAACCTCCCCTACCTCATCAACGACCTCAACTGGAAGCTGCACGCCATGAAGTCCGATGGCTCCGGATGCTCGGTCATGCTGAGCCAGTGGATGAACCCCATCTACCCGACGCCCTATGGTGCCGGGGCCCCGGACGACATGACTCAGGACATCTTCGCCTTTATGCAGGAAGCCCTGGAGCAGAGCCATCCCCACCTGCAGCCCCGCGCCGAATGGGCCAAGACGGTCAGCATTCACGAGTGCGGCCTGCCTCCGCGCACCATCAAGCCGCTGGAGGAGGCTGGGATCGACACCCTCTACAAGGTGATGAGCCACCAGGGGAACAAGCTGGACAAGGTGAAGGGGATCGGCGCGAAGCTGGTAGGCCAGATCGTCTACGCCTGCGAGCTCAAGGTGAAACTGTGGGAGGAGCAGTTCACAGCCAGCCAGCAGGCTGAACAGCATAAGGAGGCGGCATGAGCCTCTACCGCCACCGCGGCATGGTGCAAGACCGCAAGACGAAACCGCTACTCCAACAACGCCAGCGAAAACGCGACGAGATAGAGCGCCGCCAGCTGGCCAGCCAACTTGGCATCGACCCCAAGGAGGTGCGCTGATGGCGATCCTGATTGATAGCGGCACACCGGCCAGCGACAAGAACTTTTGGGCCACAACATGGGAGTGCTTCGCAGATGCCCAAGCACTCTATGGTCGGCGTTTCGAGTGCGATGTTGCCGCCGAACCACTCACTGCCAAGTGCAGCCGCTACTTCACCAGCCACCTGCTGCTTGATAAGTTGCTGGACTACCGCACCCGGGAAGATGTACGAGCCCAGATTCGTGAGGCCGAGCAGGCTGGCACGGTCTGTATCGGCATCGACAGCCTCAACCTTGACTGGCCAGAGCACTGGTGGTGTAACCCGCCGTTCGACCTGAAACCTGAGTTCATCACCCAGGCCCGCCAGCAGCAAGCCAATGGCAGGCCCGGGATGCTGCTGCTGCCATACGAGCCGCTGACGACGTGGTGGCGCCGCTTGCTGGCCGAGGATGTGATCATCTACGAGCCGGATGGCCGTTATCAGTTCTACGAGCGCGATGGCGCGACCAGAAAGAGCGGAGCCAACTTCGGTTGCGCCCTGATTGCCTTCCCCACCATGAAGGTGGGTGCATCCCCTCGCATCCCATTTGTGCGCGGCATTGGCTCTAAGCGCGCGGCCTGATACCCCCAACCAATCCACCGCCCGCTACACAGAAACGGTGGATAAGTCGAGGACCCCCATGAAAGCCACGGAAAACCCCTACTGCGGTGCAGTAGTCATCGGGTTGGGCGTCGTCATGCCCCACCCCAAGCTGCACGGGAAGTTCGTTCTTCCTGGCGGCATCACCTGCGACCGGCAAACCGCCGAGGCCGCAGCCAAGAAGATCCACGACCTGCAGGCCAAGAAAGCCCGCAACTAACCGACCAAAGGACCCAGACCATGAACCATTCCGTTATCAAATCCGCCAGCATCTACAGTGCCAAGCTCCCAGCCATCGCAGCAATGCGCGAAAACCTGGCCGAGCTCTCCTTCACTCCGCTCACTGAAAATCAGCTCAGCTGCGCCGGGTTCGAGAACAACCTGGTGACCGGCGAGCTTGTTACCAACCTGCCAGGCGTCGGCTACGCATTCGTCGTGCGCCAAGACACCAAGCTCATTCCGACCAAGATCGTCAACCGCAAGCTCAAAGAGCGCGTTGATGCGCTGATCAGCTCCGGTCTGCGGGAGAAGGTTACTCGCAAAGAGAAACTGGCCATGAAGGACCAATTGATTGTTGAGATGGCCGCCACGGCTGAATATGAAACCACGCTCACTCACGCCTTGTACGACCAGAGCAACGAGTTGCTATACCTCAACACCACCACCAAGCGCCCGCTCAAGGTGGTCATGCACCTGCTGGTGAAGTGCATGGGCTCCCCCAAGACCCAGACCATCCACATCGACGACATCAAGATGGGGATCAGCAACCGCCTGAAAGACTACCTGACCGATAGTGCAGAGCGCCCGGAAGCGCTCGGCCCCTTCTCCCCGCTCCAGTTCGTCAAGCTCAAGTCTGCCGACACCGCGCAAGAGATGGTGACCTTCAAGGGCATGGATCTCAACGGGGATCGCGCATCCGATGTGGTTTCTCTGCTGGAAGCTGGCTACCAGGTGGAAGAGCTGGAGCTGTGGCACGAACCCATCAGCTTCAAGCTGAACAGTGACTTCAGCCTGCGAGCCATCGCCATGCCGGATTACGACTCGGACGATGACGCCGATGACTACGCCCACCACTGGCGCCAGTGCAACGCTGCAAACCTCATCCTGCTGTCGAAGGCCATCACCGACCTCTGCACCATGATGGACTACCAAGCCCCGGCAGAGGAGAAGGCGGCATGACCGACATCACCATTACCGACACCAAAGAGGTCTGGGTGGTTTACACCAACACCGACCTCACCGAGGGGCGTGGGCATCAGTACCCGATCCACGTCTGCGGATCAGCATCCACCGCCGCACGCATGGCGACACGCAAGGGCGTCCAGGGGAGCGACGCCAACGTCAGCAAGGAGATCGCCGTGAAGGTGCGAGGCAGTTGGCTGGCGCCGGTGAGCATCATCGAGCCCAACGATGCAGATCGCCGCGCTGACGCGCTCAACGCAGAGCGCCTGCGGGTGATGGACAAGGCCCTGGCCGCCGGCCTGACGGACGACGAAATCAGAATTCTGGGGGATGTATGAGCGAACACACCAAGGGCCTGCTGCGGGTAGGCCACTCGGGGGCGGTTGTGGCAGACCACCCCATCCCCGAAATGAGCGGCAGCGATGCCACCGAATACTACGGCGGTCACTTGGTCGCCGAGTCCGTCACCGCCGCCAATGCCCGGCGGCTGGCCGCCTGCTGGAACCTGCTGCATGAGTTCGATACCGAAGCCATAGAGGCGGGCACATTTGCAGACTTCATTGGCAAACAGGTGTACCAGCACGAAATCGAGAACGCCAACAGCGGAGAGCTCAGGCTGTCCGATGTGTCATTGCAGCTTATGGCCGCAGGGTTTGCCGGCAAGATGAAGGCGAATGCGGCTGAGAACTACATGGAGTTTGGCCTGTTCCACCCTGAGACAGGGCACATAACCCTCACCGTCCAGCGCAAGGAGGGGTTGACCCCGGCGCAGAAGCTGGCCGCCATGACCAAGCGGCGGGATGTGCTGCTCGATGCGCTGAATGGTGTGCTTGGAGTGATGAACAACAGCCAGGGGGTAGCAGGCTGGCACCAGAACGGAGCCATTTCCGCTTGGGACGAGCTGCTGCCGGAAGTGGCCACCGCCCTCGAATTTGTGGAAGGAGAGCAATCGTGAAGCGATACAACTGCACATTGAGTGACAAGCGCGGAGCGTTTGGGCTCTGCATGGAAGAGCACAAGGATGGGGCTTTTGTCACCTTTTCCGAAGTAGGGCCACTTAATCAACGCATTAATCAGCTACTTGAAGAACGGAACAGCTCAGGATTGGCAATCAGCAACGCCATCCTTGTCGGTGTCGTGCCGGATAAGCACCCGCTGCGCTCACGGCTGGAGCTGCTGGCCAACCATCGCAAGATGCTGATAGAGAAGAGTGAGCTGTGTGACGACCTGCTCGATCTGATTGAGCGCATGGTGAATTGCATGGGGCTTGCTGGTGAGGAGCCAGAAAAAGACTCATGCAACCCCATAAAGGCATGGATGTATGACGCAATTTCCACCATGGCAGGGCAGCGGCCCAAGCAATCAGTAGCCGTCACCGAAACCATCCGCACCGCACCGGAGCGCATCTGGCTGCAGGTTGGTGACCAGGCCAGCGATGGAGACTACCAGTTCCCTGAGCACCATGACGAGGTGAGCTGGTGCGCTGACTCGGTGGTTGCCTGCGAGGTGCCGTATGTGCGGGCTGATTTGGCTGACAAGGTCCCTGAGCAACACAAAACCAACTGGCCTGATAAGTGCCCCATTACCCGCCGCGATTTCTTCATGGAGATCGACGGAGTTCCAACCTATGGCGGCCCATACGACAGCTACACCATCCCTGAAATGCTCGGCACTCCAGAACAGCCATGGCACGAAAGAGAGCTATTTGTTCGTAGATTTGACCATGACGAAGGGCGTTGGGTTGATGATGAAGTCATATCTCAGCGAGTTATCCATGATGGTGTTCTTGATGAGCTGCTCGATTTGAAGGAGCAACAAGCAGATCAGAGCGGCGTGGCGCCGCAAGGAGGTGAGCAGTTCAACAAAAATCCCGCAGCCACTGCTGGGCAACCGGCGCCAACTCTCAACAAGCAGCCATCCCTTACAGGGCAAGTACTTGCCGGGATGGGGGCGGCAACGTTACTGGCTGGGCTTGATAAAGAATCAGCGTCTGACGTGGTGCAACTGATGCTGGAAGCAGCAGAAGCCAAAGGAGGTGAGCCGTGCGTTTTCGCGAGCCCATCATCCAGCCCGGACTGACCCGCACCGAAGCCGAAGAGACCCGCGCCAGATACCTCCGCATCAACCCCGGTGCCCGGGTCACCATCGATAGCCAACCCGATAACCCCCAGCTCAAGACCCTGATAGCCCACCTCCCCGTCCTGCCCCTCAGGCAGGTGCTGGCGCCGGGCTTTATCGGGTACCGCGGCTGGCGATGTTGAGGTGTATGCACTTTGACCGACACGTCAATTCTAAGGGGGTATACTGGCAACTCATTCAAACGGAGGTACATATGAGCGCCATCAGTGACTACCTAGAAATGACCGAAGAGTCCTATGAAAGTCTGAATCTGGAATGGTTAGAAGATACAGGGAGTAGCGGAGAAATGGTGTACGAATACTACGCCTACATCCCGGAAGATGCAGATCCAGAGCTGCTCGAAGAGATGGGGTGGAAGCCTGGCCAGAAGATTACAGCACCTCCGTGGGCTTTCGATGAGCCCGACTTCGATGACCAATAGCCAAGCGCCGCAGCAATGCGGCGTTTCACATTTCAAGCCCCGGCCAGTCCGGGGCTTTTTCATTGAGGGACAACCGTGAATATTGACTTGGAAAAACTGCAGGAGCTGGCCAAAGCCTCAACTCCTGGGCCTTGGGCGGTAACCGCTGAAACCCCGCAATTCGGAGACTGGAGCGTCAGGCAGGATCCTGCTGACTGGAATGGCAGTGGCTACCAGCTGATCTGTTCTCTTCCGTCTGCCAAAAAAGGCGGGCACTACGGTGAGATGTTCCGCGCCAACGCCCACTTCATCGCCGCCGCCAACCCCGCCACGGTCACCGAGCTGGTGAGCATGGTCAAGGACTCAACCCTGGCCTGCGTCGCCGACGTTCAGGCTGAACCCGAGTTCCCCGGCGACGCGCCGCCCGAGCTGATGAAGTACATCCGCCAGTGCATCCTGGAGAAAGATGAGCAGCACCTGCTCCACATGATGCGCATGGCGGTGTCCATCACCAAGAAGGGTATTCAGGAGCGCATCGCAGCCCGCACCGGGATCGCCATTGAGGGCATCTTTGGCCGCGTGGTGCGTGACCAGTGCAGCTGTGGCGAACCCATCAGTGTCGAACTGGACTGCCCGCGCCGCACCAGCCGTACCGACAAGAAGCGCCCCTTCTATCCAGATGAGGTTTTGCCGGATGGGCTGGATCCTCAACGCTACAGCGAGCACGGAACCAGCGTGTTCCGCTGCCGCAAATGCGGCGAGCCGGTCTGCGAAACGGTGCCGGCGGCCAAGTATGCAAATTAATATAATGAAATAGGGCCATTTGAAATGGCCCTATTAACATTGATTTACTTGATGAACTTCACTCGGCTGGGTTCAACTTGACCCACCTGACCATCAGCATATTCCACTACGGCAGTAGTGACACTGCGAGGCTGGCCATCATCACCATAAACCACGTTGTCTCCCCAACGGTGAAAAACTGCTGACTTAGGTGCGCCGGAACCTACAGCCACTTCACACTTTTTAGTTTCTTCCATTTGTCTGTTCCTTTACTGCAATTGGCAAGATTCTATTGGAGCGGAAAGGCTACCAGTATCAAAAATCAATGCAACATATCGAATGTAAATGTGTGGATTTAATTGGCCCTTCCTTCAAACCACCCGGCGCCCCATCCTCTAGGACAGGAGGGCCACGCCATGCAACAACTTCAACTGACCATCGACCAGGACAGCCAGCTACTCAATGACCTGGTCAGCACCGTGCGCTCCCCCACCCTTTCCCGTTCGGCCAAGCTTGCCGAGATCGGCCGCATCTTGGCGCACTTCGATCTGCCTATCGAAGCGCCCAGGGTAACCGGCCAGCTCTGGAGCGCCACCGAGCTGGGCAAGGAGCTGGGGGTCAGTGCCCAGGCCATTGGCCGGCTGGCAAACCAGAACAACCTGAAAACCACCGAACTGGGGGAATACCGCCTTGACCAGGCGGCCAACTCCCGCAAGCAAGTTCAAACCTTCTACTACAACCAGCTCGGGCGTCACCGGCTCGAGTTTCTTTTAACCGCGAGGACCAAACCATGCAGCAATTTGTCTATCCCTGCGCCAAATGGGTAAGACCAAAGCTTTTCGCTGAACTGACCGGCATGACAGAAAAGGCCGCCGAAGGGCGCCGCCTGAAAGGAGAGTGGCCAGAGGGGCGAGTCTGGCTAAGAGCCCCTGACAACCAGATACGTTACAACGTTGCGGAGTATGACAAGTGGGTCGAGTCAAGCATGATGATCTAGTGGCTGGCGTCACCGGATTGGAAGTTCATGGCAAAAAACTGCGCATCAATTTCACCTACAAAGGTGTGAGGTGTCGGGAGGTATTAGACCTCCCTATCACCAAGGCGAACGTGAAATTTGCCGCAAACAAGCTGGCTACGATAAAGCACGATATCGCCATTGGCACATTCAGCTATGCCCATCACTTCCCTGACAGTCACGCATTGACTCGGTTCGGTGGAAGCCAGCAAAACATCACCATTTGGGAAGCATACCAAGAGTTCTGGCGGCTTCATAAACCAATGCTGAAACCGACCTCTCGCCATGGGTACCCGTTTGCCATTGAAGCATGCATCAACATTCTGGGAAGGGATCGACATGTCTCTACGCTTATGCCTAGGGACATTGAACTGATCCGCAATGAGCTTCATGTCTCACTCAAACCAAATTCCATCGTCACCTACCTCGGGAGATTTAGGCAGCTACTCCGTTGGTGTGAGAAAAATGACCTTCTTGAGGATGCCGCAAAACTCACGGGAGGTGTGAGGCCCGTGACCAGCAGAAAGACTTCTCCGGCAGACCCTTTTGAGTTTGACGAGTATGCCAGGCTTTTAGAAGCATGCACCCATGAACAGCAGCGCAACATGATCACCGTTGCAATTTATACGGGCCTCAGAACTGGAGAGCTGAGGGCGCTGGCCTGGGAGGATATCGACCTCAACAAGGGGGTCATGCTCGTCAGCAGGAACGTAAATAACGAATCAGACTACTTCAAGCTCCCAAAGACAAACGAAACCCGAGAAGTTGACCTACAACCCCCGGTTATTGCGGCTCTGAGATCGCAGATGTCTTTATCGTTCATGCGCTCCCCTGTCTCGGTGACCGTAGACATGAATGGTCATGGTGAACTGCAGGCGATACGGCCAGTCTTTACACCAAAGGTGACTGGCCGCCATGTTCCACACGCTAAAGAGTTCTTCACTGCAACCGGAGTGTCTCATGCATGGAGCAACATCATGAGGAGGGCCGGTGTCAGATACAGACGCTTCTACCAACTAAGACATACGTTTGCTAGTTGGAACCTGACATCACATGGAAATCTTGCATATATTGCAGCGCAAATGGGTCACGCAGACCTTGAAATGTTACAATCCGTCTACGGAAAGTGGATCGCCTCAGCAAGTAAATCGGAGGCGGACAGGATCTGGGAGCAAATGCAATCAAAAGGCCTTTTTGCCCCAATGACGCCCCAAGAAAAAAAGATCCACGAGTAA